CCTCGAAAAACCCCCGGAGGCATTTTTGCCTCAAACAATCCATATCCCCTCGAGCGGTAGTGGTCGAAAGTCCATACACGCCCTCTCAATTTCACTCGAAAGTAGGCATCAAATGGCCACGAAGACCATGACACTCGACCTCGCTCACTTCTCCCTGCAGTTCGACGACAACGCGCAGCAGAAGGCGCACGACGCACGCAAGCTTTTCGGCCGCGGCTACGACGCGATCACCGGAACCGAGGCCGGCGAGGACGACACCGAGCGTGCTCTCGTCCGTGAGGCCCACGAGGCCGGCTACACCTTCTACGTCATGCGATCCAACTGGGTCGCCGTCCGCCGCGACCTCATCGAGCGCGGCTCCTACAAGTTCGGCCACGAGATGATCGTGGACAACGACCGCTTCGTGGGCAAGGCCGACGACCTCCACATCACCTGGGCCCAGTGGAAGATGAAGGACGTCGGCGAGATCACGATCATGGCCGGCCACTACGCCACCAAGGGTCGTCCCGGCGAGGTCGCCGAGCGCCGGGTCAACGTCGAGCCCAACAAGGACTACGCCCGCGGCATCGGCCGTCTCGCCGAGAAGTTCGGCAAGGGCCCCAGCCTGGTGTTCTACGGCGGCGACCAGAACATCGTCGACCAGCACACCGACACGTTCTTCGGCGAGGACCTGACCACCGCCTGGGACGAGCTCAAGAAGTGGCAGAACACCGGCCACGGCAACATCGACGTGATCGCGTCCTTCGACAAGGACAAGCGCGTCAAGGCCAAGTACATCCGCGCCCTCAACGACCAGAAGCTGTTCATGCACACGGACCACTTCCCGGTCGAGGCGGGCTTCACCATCGACAAGCTGGTCTAGCACCGGAAGGAGGCGAAGATGGCTGACCGACGGTCCGACGAAGAAGGACCACGCCCCAAGCGGCGTCAACCAGCCACGTCTCCTGAAGCTCGAGAACTCCAGATGATCTCCCTCGCCATGGATGCTGCTGAGAAGCAAATTCTGGATGGCACCGCTTCGAGCCAGCTCCTCACGCACTTTGTGAAGCTTGGCTCGCAGCGGGAGGTCAAGGAGCAGAAGCGCCTGGAGCTCGAGGCCAAGCTCCTCGAGAAGAAGGCCGAGACCATGGAGACAGCGGAGCGCGTTGAGATCCTGATGCAGGACGCTCTCAAGGCTTTCCGTGGCTACCAGGGCGAGAACAACGACGAGATTCCCGATTTCTAGGAGACCAAGCAATGGGCATGAACGATCCGTACGACTGGTGGCGGCTTGCCAACCTCGTTGGCGGCGTATTCTGCTTCATCTGGCTCATGGGCGGTCTGAAGCGTCAGCGGCACCAGTGGAACCCCAAGACGCGAGACTTCTGGTATTCGCGCCTGATGTGGTCGGTTGTTTCGATGTCTCTGTCTGTCGAGAGCGTCTATTACGACCGCGAGATCACAATCACCCTGCCGTTGGTCAGTGTCGCCATCCTGGTGACCTTCAACGGCCTTCGACGGAGAGGTTCGTGGGGTTACATTGCGCCAGAAGACCAGAACGTACACGGAACTATCACGCATAACGACGTTTGAGGAGCGATTCCGTTATTTGGCCCTGAGCGGCCGAGTCGGAGACGCCACGTTTGGGTATGAGCGCCGGTACAACCAGGAGTTCTACACCTTAACCGCGTGGAAGCGAGCCCGCCGGGCCGTTATTCTCCGCGACCTCGGATGCGACCTCGGTATCGAAGGGTACGAGGTCCACAGCAACCTGCACATCCACCACATGAACCCGATGACCGTCGAGGATGTGGTGAACCGCAATCCCAAGAATCTCGACCCCGAGTTTCTGATCGCTACTTCACTCCAGACGCACAACGCCATCCACTACGGCGACGAAAGGCAACTTCCCCGGTCTTTCGCCGAACGTACTCCGGGTGACACCACGCTCTGGTAACCGAGAGGACAAACTGATGGTCTACAACCGCGAAGAGGCCGCCCAGCGCGCCGAGAACGCCCGTACCAACATCCCCGGGACCTGCCAGATCTGGACCCGGACCATCTTCGGCGCTCTCAGCGTCGGGGACTTCGATGGCGACGGTGACGCCGACGCCGTGGACGGCTGGAAGCAGTCGACCCGCAAGCACGCCGGCGACCGCCACCCTCCGCGTGGTGTCCCGGTCTCGTTCTCGGGCGGATCCAAGGGCTACGGCCACCGTGCCGTGTCCGTGGGCGACGTCAACGGTCAGGCGCTCCTCCGATCGACCGACATGAGCTCCTTGACCCACAGCTGGCGTCCCGGCGTGGTCGGTCTGGTGTCGATCGCAGACATCGAGCAGGCGATGAACGTCAAGTACCTCGGCTGGTCCGAGGACATCTCCGGCGTGCTCATCCCGATGCCGCCCACCAAGAAGCCGGCCGTGGAGAAGAAGAGCCGTGGGGTCAAGATCGACTCCGCGCTCAAGGACCTCCGGGCCTCCAAGGGCACCGGTGAGCGGAAGATCCTGATCGACCGCGCCATCGAGACCCTCGCCGCCCTCCCCCTGATCAAGTAGGAGCTGACATGGACCGCCTGGCAGTCATCAAGCAGCTCCGCGAGGTCGGGGTCAAGGCCTACACCCGCGAGGAGTGGGGCTCGGTTCGTCCCGAGGCCTACATCGTCCGTCGCGGCACCCACCCGATGCCCGCAGGTCGGGCGAAGTACCACTTCCTGCACATCACCGTGACCGCCGACACCGACACGGTGCAGGAGGGCTGGCGTGGTGCCAAGCAGATCGAGTCCTACGGGCTGTCCACGCCGAAGATGGTGTCCTACCAGGACATGATCACCAACGAGGGCCTGTACTTCCAGGGCCAGGACTACGGCACCAAGGGCACGCACACGATCAACGACCGGAACGTGGCCAACTTCGCCAACGACCTCAACCTGCAGGGCTACGCGCTGGCAATCCTGCAGAACGTCGAGGACGAGGTCACCGACGTCCAGGTCCTGCTGGCTGCCCGGGTCTTCGCGGCCCGTGAGCTCGCCGGCTTCGTCAACAAGTTCGCTCCGATCTACCCGCACCGGAAGTTCGCCTACAAGGCCTGCCCCGGTGACAAGGCGGTCGCTCGGCTCGCCGAGATCCAGGAGCTGAAGGACAACATGGTCCAGCGCGGGTCCCTCAAGGAGATCCCGCCGCTGCCGACCCGGGGCATCCGCGTCGACACCGCCATCCAGACGCTCCGGGAGACCGGGGCCAAGGGAGACGGCAAGCGGGCCAAGGCCGTCAAGAAGGCTCGGCGGCTGCTCAACAAGATCAAGCCCATCTGACCCAACGCTTCAAAATGGAAGGAGGTGACCGGCATGGAGGAGAGCATCCTCAAGTCCACCAAGAAGGTTCTTGGCTACGAGCTGGATGACGCGTTCGACGACGACATCCTGATGGGCATCAACACCGCGATCTCGACGCTGACCGACCTCGGCATCGGGCCGCAGGAGGGTTTCCACGTCGAGGACGACTCTGCTGAGTGGTCTGACCTGATCGGTGAGAAGGACCGGACGCTCAACCGGGCCAAGACCTACGTGCACCTGCGCGTGAAGATGATCTTCGACCCGCCGGGCACCTCCTACCACATCAACGCGATGACGGAGCAGATCACCGAGCTGGAGAGCCGGCTCCTGACTCACCGGGAGGTGAACGCATGGGTGCCGACGATCTCACGATCACAGCAGGACGACCGTTTCGCCGACTGATCCACGTCCCGGAGGCTCGCAAGCTCTGGACCGACGTCGCCGAGCTGGAAGTCCGAGCTCAGATGCGGGCAGGCAAGACCACCGAAGCTGAGCTGATCTACAACCTCCACACGTTCATGAGCTGGGTCCTCGACACCGACGACCTGGAGATCGAGTGGACCATGACGGGCCAGCAGACGCGAGCCCTCCACGAGACCATGCTGAAGTTCAACCGCAAGGGGTACTTCAACATCGTGATCTCTGACAAGGGCGTCGTCGACGCACGAGCTCTGGTGGTACCGGTGATGCTACTGAAGTCGGTAGACACCACCACCCGGGCGGATGGTGACACATGACCGCCGGGGACAGCGAAGAGATCGACGTATCCTTCGATGGCCCCACACCGGTCGTCATCGTCAAGGTGGCAGACCCCATGCCGCCCATCGTCGTCGAGCTCGCTGAGCCGCCCGACCCAGTCCCGCCTGTCGTTGTCGAGTTCTCCGAGCTCGGCACAGTCGGTCCCCAAGGAGAGCCGGGTCCGCCTGGTACTCCTGGGGCACCCGGGGCACCAGGCAACAACGTGGAATTCGAGGCCGCCCTCGATGACCACCGCAACGACCGAAGCCCCCACCCCGTCTACGACGACGGTCCCTCGTTCCTACTTCTCTACATGAATGCGAAGGTGTGATTTCCCATGTCTCTCGAGACTCGCCTCAAGGACTACATCCTGGCGGCCGGAACCGACTACAAGCAGTTCCGGACCTGGATCACCGGTTCCTCGACCGGTGACCTGTCCACCCTGACCACCACGGCTAAGGGCAGCCTGCTCCAGGCCATCAACGAGGTCAACGCCCGCGCCGCCGGCGCTCCCAGCTCGGCCACCGAGTCCACGGCCGGCGTCGCTCCCATCGCGACCCAGACCGAGACCACCACGGGCACCGAGGACGGCAAGATCGTCACTCCGCTCAAGCTGCAGCAGAAGCTGACGGCCTGGGCGCAGCCGCTCAACGCCAACCTCACCAACATCGCGAACCTGGCCAGCCAGACCAACTACGGTCGGGCGTTCCTGACCCTGGCCAACCAGTCGGGTCTCATGGCCCTGCTCGCGCCGGCCTCCGACACCGTGGCCGGCATCAGCCGCAACGCCACGCAGACCGAGACCAACACGGGTACCAACGACTCGGCCGCGGTCACGCCGCTGAAGCTGCAGACCCGTCTGACGGCCTACGCCCTGCCGCTGTCCTACCTGGACACCGACGGCTCGATGTCGAGCAACAGCGACACGAAGGTGCCCACGGTCAAGGCCGCTCGCGCCTACGCCGACGCCCTGCTCGACGCCAACAACGCCTACGTCTACAAGGGCGGCATCGACGCCAGCACCAACCCGAACTACCCGGCCGGCAACGCGGGTCACACCTACAAGATCACCGCCGCGGGCCGCGTCGGTGGCGCGGGTGGCGACGTCGTCGAGGCGGGCGACTCGATCACCCTGCTGGTCGACGGCTCGGCTGCCGGCACCAAGGCCAGCGTCGGTTCGAACTGGCTCATCACCCAGACGAACATCGACGGCGCGGTCGTCGGCCCGGCCAGCTCGGTCGCCAGCAACATCGCGGTGTTCTCGGGCACCACCGGCAAGGTCGTCGCGGACTCGGGTCTCTCGGTCGAGACCGACACGGCCCTGAGCTCCAACGCGAACACCAAGCTGCCCAGCTCGCTGGCGGTCAAGACCTACGTGGGGAACTACGCCTACTCCAAGACGGCCGTCGGCGACACCGAGGCTGACCTGGCGGCGTACTACACCTCTGCGAAGGCGTGAGCCTGGAGAGCCGTCTCAAGTCTCTCCTCGATGTAATCGGGGCGGACATCAAAGCTCTGTCCAACAAGCAGCATATTCCTTCGGGAATGCTCATGGACGGTGCGATGGCGTCCGCCCCGTCGGGCTGGCTTGTTTGCGACGGATCTGCGGTGTCTCGGTCTGCATATCCCACGTTGTTTGCTGCCATCAGCACAGCGTGGGGTGCAGGAGACGGCTCTACCACGTTCAACCTCCCCGACATGCGGGACCGCGAGCGAATCGGCGCGGGTACTCGTTCGGTCGGCAACACAGACGGCGTGGCCAACGGGAATCGTCTTGCCACACGGACGAAGAGTCACTCTCACGGCCACAGCCTGAACACCGACAGCCAGGGGTCGCACTCCCACTCCTCCGGCAACCTGTCGACTAGCTCGGCTGGTGACCACGCGCACGCGATCGACTTGGCCTCGAACACAGTTGCGGATCACTCGCACACATATTCGGCCACGACGACAACTAACGGGGATCACTCGCACTCGCTGTCGTCGGCCACCAGCACCGGTGTGCCTTCGGGCACCGGTGGTGGGCAGCGGCTCACAGGTGGTTCGACAGCAACAGCCGGTGCCCACAACCACGGAGTGTCAGGAACGAGCTCGGCGTCTGGGTCTCACTCGCACCAGACGACGGGCAACTCCTCGACGACTGGAGGACACAGTCACTCGGTGACTTCTGGCTCCACCGACAGCGCCGGATCTCACTTCCACAACGTCGGCGGAACGGTCAACGCAAACACCACTCCCGAAGACTCGTACGCCGTTACCAGCGTCTTCATCAAGATCTAGGAGGCCTAAGCATGAGCGAGATGACCTCCATCGAGCGAGGTGAAGAGTTCCTGATGCACTTCGGTGTAAAGGGAATGCGTTGGGGCGTCCGCAAGCAGGATGAGGGGCCCACGGGCGACCTTATTCTGTCAAAGGAGTGCAAGAACGGCACCCAGCTCAGCATCTACAAGCAGCCGCCGCCGAAGTGGGTCCTGAAGGAGATCGAAAAGGACCCCTCGTACAAGGAGCAGGCGGATCTGCAGCACACGTTCGAGCTCCGGGACAAGTCCGGTTCGAAGGTGGGCAGCGCTGCGTTCTACCAGGCGTCGCCGACCAAGCTCGACTTGGAGTGGATTGGTGTGCAGAAGGCGCATCGGTCCAACGGCTACGCGCGAGCTGCGCTTGAGGGCGTCATGGACTACTCCCGGGCCAACGGCATCACGGATCTGGAGATGAGCGCGACCAAGCTGGGACAGCCCCTGTACGAGAGCCTCGGCTTTCAGCGTACGCCGGGCACCGGAGGCTTCTTGTCTCTTCCCACGTACACGCTTCATATTCCGGCAGAAGTCAGGCAGAGCGACGCTTCGGCTAAGTCGTTGGCTGACTACATCATCGGCCGAATCGACGCATCAGCAAAGCTCAACGACCTGAACCATTCCGGAAAGGAGGAAACCATGACTGTCATGACAGCAGCCCAGCGTGGCGAGGCTTTCCTGGCTCACTACGGCAAGAAGGGCATGAAGTGGGGTGTCCGGAACGACAACGGACACGTCGGCGAGCGGGTCAAGCTCAAGAAGCTCGACAAGATGGACAAGCAGTGGGAGGCCGCCAACAACGGCGTCGCAGGTCGCATGGCTGCCTACAACCACGCGGCCGAGAAGATGAACAAGACCGAGCTCAACCGGATCAACAACAAGCCGGAGCACGTCAAGGCCCGCGACGCCGGCAAGTTCAAGGACTGGAACAACCCCTCTCCCGAGCTCGACGCCTACAACAAGGACATGGAGGACACGTTCAACGGTCTCTATGCCCAGGCGATGACTCAGCTGGGGAAGAACCCCTCGGGGACCAAGCAGTTCGTCATCAAGACCGACGACGACGGCCAGCCCTACGCCGAGCTCGACGTGATCAAGCACGCGGCCGGCGACGTGGAGCCTCGGTACAAGCTGAACCTGGACGCCAAGGGCATGGTCACTTCTTTCACCATGGAGGAGGCCGAGCTCAAGCACTACGGCGTCAAGGGGATGCGCTGGGGAGTCACCACCAAGTCGGGTGGTTCCGGTGGAGGCGGCAAGCCGCCGGTCGAGGCCACGATCAAGTCGGCCAAGCCCGGTACCTACGTCAAGGCCACCGGTGGAGCGCGTCAGCCCCCGCACGAGGACGCCGTCAAGGCGGTCCTGGCCCGTCAGAAGGCGCGAGCAAGCACCACCGACTCGCTGTCCAACGACGAGCTGCAGAAGGTCGTCACCCGGATGAACCTCGAGCGGCAGTACGCGGACCTGTCGTTCCAGTCCGACCGTCGAAGCAAAGGCCAGCGGTTCATCGCCGGCCTGACCGGGCGCAAGCGTTACAACGGTGAGAAGCGGAAGTACGAGGACCCCGACGAGGCCAACGGCGAGCGGCTCCGCAAGGCCGCAGACATGATCGCCGAAGAGCGCCGGAAGTCCCGGGCAACCGTCTAGAGACCGGAAGGAGGTCAGCAATGAGCTTGTCGAACACAGCAGTACCGAAGTACTACGGTCAGTACCGAGACGCGGTCACGCGTGGAGACATCCCGATCTGTCGCGAGATCGAGATGGAGATGAACCGTATCGACAAGCTCATTGCTGATCCCAACGTCTACTACGACGGCGACATCGTCGAAGGCTTCATCAAGTACTGCAACGCCGAGTGCACGCTCACCAACGGCGAGGACCTTGACGTCCTGCCGATCTTCAAGGTGTGGGCTGAGTCGCTCCTCGGCTGGTACTACTTCGCGGAGCGCTCGGTCTACGAGCCTTACAAGGAGGACGGGACCGGCGGACGCCACGTTCGCAAGTCAGTCAAGAAGCGTCTGATCAACAAGCAGTACCTGATCGTGGCCCGAGGCGCGGCCAAGTCGATGTACGCCTCTCTTCTGCAGAGCTACTTCCTCAACGTCGACGCCTCGACCACGCACCAGATCGCAGTTGCGCCCACGATGAAGCAGGCTGACGAGACCCTGTCACCCATCCGCACTGCCATCACGCGCGCACGCGGGCCCTACTTCAAGTTCCTCACCGCCGGCTCAATCCACAACACGACCGGAGATCGGTCGATGCGGCAGCAGCTGGTGGCTACGAAGAAGGGCATCGAGAACTTCCTCACCGGTTCTGTGCTTGAGATCCGACCGATGTCGATCAACAAGCTCCAGTCTCTGCGCACCAAGATCAACACTGTGGACGAGTGGCTCTCCGCCGACATCCGAGAGGACGTCATCGGTGCCATCTCCCAGGGTGCGGCCAAGGAGCCTGACTGGCTGGTGCTCGCCATCAGCTCCGAGGGAACGGTCCGCAACGGCGCAGGCGACACGATCAAAATAGAACTGATGAACATCCTCAAGGGTGACTACGTCAACCCGCACGTCTCCATCTGGCACTACAAGCTGGACGACGTGAAGGAGGTCAACAACCCAGAGATGTGGGTGAAGGCCAATCCGAACCTGGGTCTGACCGTCAGCTACGAGGACTACGCTCTGGAGGTCGAGCGAGCCGAGAAGGCCCCGGCCAACCGGAACGACATCCTGGCCAAGCGCTTCGGCTTGCCAATGGAGGGCTTCAGCTACTTCTTCCCCTACGAGGAGACGCTGCCGCACCCCCGCCGGCCTCGCGCCTTCGTCGGGATGCACTGCGCCATGGGCGCGGACCTCTCACAGGGCGACGACTTCTGTGCGTTCACGTTCCTCTTCCCGCTTCGCGACGGAAGCTTCGGCATCCGCACCCGCTCATACATCAGCGAGACCACCATGCAGAAGCTGCCGGGTGCGTTGCGCTACAAGTACGAGCAGTTCCTGGAAGAGGGCACGCTGATCGTCATGGACGGCATCGTCCTGGACATGATCGAGGTCTACAAGGACCTGCACCAGCACATCATCGGCGAAGGCTACGACGTTCGCGCGTTCGGGTACGACCCGTACAACGCCAAGGAGTTCGTCGAGCGCTGGATCCAAGACTTCAGCGAGTGGGGAGTCATCAAGGTCATCCAGGGAGCTCGGACCGAATCCGTGCCTCTTGGCGAGCTGAAGAACCTCTCGGAAGAGCGAATGCTCATATTCGACGAGCTGCTGATGTCATTCACCATGGGTTACGCGATGACGTTCGAAGACACAAACGGAAACCGCAAGCTCATGAAGAAGCGAAACGAAGAGAAGATCGACAACGTGTCTGCCCTCATGGACGCCTATGTCGCCTACAAGGCCAACAAGGAGGATTTCTGACATGGGAGTAGCCTCTCGTCTCAAGCACGCTTGGAACACGTTTCTCGATCAGCCGCAGCTGCCGGCCAACAACTCAATCAACGCCATTCCCAACAGCGTCCTCGGCGGCAGCCACTCGCACCGGCCCGACCAGGTCCGGATGCGGATCGGGGGTGAGCGGTCGATCCTGTCGGCCATGATCCTCCGCCTGGCAATCGACGCAGCCTCGGTCGATATTCGTCACGTCAAGCTCGACGCTGACGACCGCTACGTGGAGGACTTCAAGTCGGGGCTGCACCAGTGCCTCAACCTCGAGGCCAACATCGACCAGACCGGGCGCGCATTTTTGCTCGACGTCTTCATGACGATGTTCGAGGTCGGCCACGTGGCCATGGTGCCGATCGACATGTCGACACGGCCAGCCAACGGAGGCCTCTTCGACGTCCAGACCATGCGAGTGGGAACGGTCGTCAACTGGTACCCCCGCCACGTCCGCGTCAACGTCTACAACGACCGCACCGGCCGGCACGAGGAGGTCACTCTCGACAAGGAGCACGTGGCCATTGTCGAGAACCCCCTCTACTCGGTGATGAACGAGCCGAACTCCACGTTGCAGCGTCTGATCCGGAAGCTGAACCTCCTCGACCTGGTCGACGAGCAGTCCAGCTCCGGCAAGCTCGACATGGTCATCCAGCTGCCCTACCCGGTGCGGACCGAGGACCGGCAGCGAGATGCAGCTCGGCGTCGAGAAGACATCCAGATGCAGCTCAAGAACAGCCAGTACGGCATCGCCTACATCGACGCCCAGGAGAAGATCACCCAGCTCAACCGCCCGGCGGAGAACAACCTCCTCAAGCAGGTCGAGTACTTGCGCGAGCTGGTCTACACCGAGCTGGGTCTGACTCCCGGCGTCATGAACGGCACCGCCCCCGAGGCGGAGATGCTGAACTACAACGCCCGGACGACGGAGCCCTCCATCTCGGCGGTGGCCGATGAGCTGAAGCGGAAGTTCCTGACCAAGACCGCCCGCACCCAGGGGCACTCGATCATGTTCTTCCGTGACCCGTTCAAGCTGGTTCCGATGTCTGTTCTGGCCGAGCTGGCCGACAAGTTCACCCGCAACGAGATCGTGTCGTCGAACGAGTTCCGCGGCTTCATCGGAATGCGTCCCTCCAAGGACCCGAAGGCCGACAAGCTGATCAACTCCAACATGCCGCAGCCGGCAGAGCCTGTCGCTCTGCCGTCGAGTGTTATCGACGGAGAAGTGGTCAGCGACACCGACGACGATCCCTACGCCGGACTGAACGACACACTGGATGGGATCTTCGCCGACCTCGGAGTCGAGGGATGACCTACGACCCGGCAAAGGCTCGTGCGTACTACCTCCGCACGCGACAGCTGAAAGGCCGTCGCCCAACAACTGCCGCCGTAGCCCTCCCGGGCCGCGGTGGACGCAGACCAGTCCGCCCCGCGTCTGGTTCCGCCAAGGTCAGCCCGTCATCTCGACAGGCTGAGCTCCGTGCTCAGAAAGAAGCACTCGAGAAGCGTTTGGACCGTCTCCAAGAGGTCCTGCGCGAGGCTGTAGCGCAAGCCAAGAGCCGTAGCGGTGTCAAGCCCCCTCCCAAGGAGGCCGCTGCCAAGACCGCCGAGAAGTCTCCGGCCAAGAAGAGCGCTTCGAGCAAGGAGTCCGGAAAGAAAGACGCGCCGCTCACCACCAGTGAGAAGCGTGAGAAGGCCCGGAAGGCCAAAGAGGACTACCAGAAGTCTGGTGGTGGGTCCTCTCTTTCACAAGATGTGACAGTACTTCAGCGACAGGTGAAGGACATCCGCAAGAAGATCGAAGCGGCGCTCGATGATGCACAGTCGGGCAGCAGCAAGCCGCGTTCGGGAGCTGAACCTGTCGTCACGTCAGTACGTGTCGACCGAAAGACCACCACCGACGGACCGAGAGGCCGTTGACACTCAACCGAAAGGAGACAGCCAAAATGAAGCCCGACTTCTCTGGCTACGCCACAAAGGCTGACATCAAGTGCACCGACGGCCGCGTGATCACCGCCGGCGCGTTCGCGCACCAGGACAAGATCGAGGTCCCGCTCGTCTGGCAGCACGGCCACGACTCGCCGGCCAACATCCTGGGCCACGCGGTCCTCGAGCACCGAGCTGCCGACCACCCCGAGGGCGGCGGCATCTACTGCGAGGGGTTCTTCAACGACACCGAGATGGGCGTGACCAGCAAGGCGCTGGTCCACCACAAGGACGTCAAGGCCCTCTCGATCTTCGCCACCGGCCTGGTGGAGAAGGTGCGCAACGGCTTCCGCGAGGTCATGCACGGTGACATCAACGAGGTGAGCCTCGTGATCAAGGGTGCCAACCGTGGTGCCTTCATCGACAACGTGCAGCTCGCCCACTCCAACGGCGACAAGGAGATCCTCGCTGAGGAGGCGGTCATCTCGGCCGGCCTCGCGCCCACCCCGCTGGGGGAGGTCGTGTCCCACGCCGATGCCGCCGTCGAGACGCCGCCGGTGGTCACCAAGACCGCCACCGACATCTTCGACGAGATGACCGAGGAGCAGCAGAACGCCACGCTGGACCTGGTCGGAGCAGCGATCGTCCAGACCGAGGAGGCTGCCGCTGGCGCTGCCTCGACGGCTGACACCACCGGTGGAGACACCGCGGCCCACTCGGCCACCCAGACGGCTGAGACGGCCGTCGACACCACCACCCAGACGAGCGAGCCCGCCGTCGACACCACCGGCAACACCCTCACCCACACGGAAGGCGACAACATGTCCCGCAACCTCTTCGACACCGACGCCGGCGGCTCCATGACCGGCATCGACACCTCCAAGCGTCTCAAGCACTCCGAGCTCGTCGCCATCGTCGACTCGGCGCGCAAGTCCGGCTCCTTCAAGGAGGCCGTGCTCGAGCACGCCGGCACCTACGGCATCAACGACATCGAGCTGCTGTTCCCCGACGCGAAGGCGCTGACCCAGACGCCGGAGTGGATCAGCCGGCGCATGGAGTGGGTGTCCACCGTCCTCGGCGGCACCAAGCACTCGCCGTTCGCCAAGGTGAAGACGCTCTTCGCCGACATCACCGCCCCCGAGGCCCGCGCCAAGGGGTACATCAAGGGCAACCGCAAGGAGGAGGAGGTCTTCGGCCTGCTCCAGCGGACGACCGGTCCCGCGACCATCTACAAGAAGCAGAAGCTGGACCGCGACGACCTGCTCGACATCACCGACATGAACGTGGTCGCCTGGCTCAAGGGCGAGATGCGTCTCATGATCGAGGAGGAGGTCGCCCGCGCGATCCTCGTCGGTGACAACCGCTCGGCGCTCAGCCCCGACAAGGTCAAGGACCCCAAGGGCTCCATCGACGGCACCGGCATCCGGTCGATCCTGCACGACGACGACCTCTACGCCATCAAGCACGAGATGGCCGCGAACGTCGCCCCGAAGGACACCGTCAAGGCCATCACCCGGGCGATGATCCCCTACAAGGGCACCGGCACCCCGACGATGTTCATCTCGCGGGCCAACCTGGTCGAGCTCATGCTGGAGGACGACAAGTTCGGCCGGCCGCTCTACGCCGACCGCGCCGCCCTGGCGGACAAGTTCGGCGTCTCCGCGATCGTCACCGTCGACCTGTTCGACGAGTACGACGGGCTGTACTGCATCATCGTGTCGCTGGTCGACTACACGGTCGGCACGAACGCGGGTGGCGAGCTCACCCCGTTCGAGGACTTCGACATCGACTTCAACCAGTACAAGTACCTCCAGGAGACCCGCCTGTCGGGCGGTCTCACCCGGCCGTTCTCGGCCCTGGTGGTCAAGCGGGCCCAGGGCACCTCGGTGACCCCGACCCAGCCCTCGTTCGACGGCACCACCAAGAAGATCACGGTGCCCGAGAAGGCCGGCGTGGTCTACCTCGTGAACGGTGACGAGACCGAGGCCGGCCAGACCGACCCGATCACCGAGACCACCGAGGTCGAGGCCGTGGCGGACGACGGGTACTACTTCCCGACCGGCACGACCAAGACCTGGACGTACAACCCCTCCTGACGGAGAGGTAGTCCCTGATGGCGAAGTCTAAGTGTGTCGTCGGGTTTGTTCACACGGTTCGGAAGAAGGGCGTGTCTGTAGAGGAGGTCACCGAGAAAGGTCCGTATACCGCGGATCTGCCTCGGGCTTCTCGCACTCTTACGCAGAGTGAGAACACCAACCCGGACGTCACCATGAGCAACACCGCCGAGATCATTGCTGACGCGTACGCGCGTGACAACATCTTCGCCATCCGATACATCAAGTGGGCGGGGGTTTGCTGGACTGTGACTGAAGTTACGGTGCAGCGCCCCCGCCTGCTTCTTCGGCTGGGAGGTGTTTACAACGGGCGACGCGCCACAGACTCGTAGAGAAGACTTCAACGATCTTCTCGAGGAGCTACTGGGATCAGACCAGGTGCACTACCAGCCACCGTCGGATATTCAGATGCAGTATCCGGCGATTGTCTATCGGCACAGCCGATCAGACACCGAGTTCGCTGACAACCTGCCCTATCGACGCGTCGATGGGTATCAGGTCACCGTGATTGGCTATGAGCCGGATCACCCGGTATCAGCCAAGATCGCAAAGTTGCCGACATGCACCTTCGAGCGGTCATTCTCGGCAGACCACCTGCACCACGACGTGTACAACCTCTTCTACTAGAAAGGTAGAACCATGGCAGAGCTCACCTGGAACACCGCCGGTACGCGCGAGTTCGAGACGGGTGCCGACCACGGCGTCCTCTACGAGCCCGACGAGACCGGTGCCTACGCCACGGGCGTGGCCTGGAACGGTCTCACGACCGTCACCGAGTCGCCCTCCGGCGCGGAGGCGAACCCGCAGTACGCCGACAACATGAAGTACCTCAACCTGAAGTCGGCGGAGGAGTTCGGCGCGACCATCGAGGCGTTCGCCTACCCCGACGAGTTCGGGAAGTACAACGGCGAGGCCGAGCCCGAGCCCGGCGTCTCGCTGGGTCAGCAGGGTCGCGGCACCTTCGGTCTGTCCTACCGGACGCTGAAGGGCAACGACCTCGTCGGCACCGAGTTCGGCTACAAGCTGCACCTGATCTACGGGTGCGACGCCGCCCCCTCGGAGAAGGCGTACGCCACGGTCAACGACTCGCCGGAGGCCACCACCTTCAGCTGGGAGCTGACCACCACGCCGGTCGAGGTCGGCACCGTCAAGGGCAAGCTGTACAAGCCCACGGCGTCGATCACCATCGACTCCACCAAGGTGGCGCAGGCCAAGCTGAAGCTGCTCGAGGGGATCCTGTACGGGACCGCCTCGGCCTCGGCCAAGCTGCCCACCCCCAAGGAGGTCATCGCGGTCTTCGCGGCCGCCTGACCCGCACAACGATGAGGAGGCCAGAGAGTGCTCGTACTAACGCTTGATGGAGACGAGGGATGGGACGACGAACTCGAGCAGTTCGTCTACACCGACCCCGTGGTACTTGAGCTAGAGCACTCTCTGGTCTCTTTGTCAAAATGGGAAAGGATTCACGAAACTCCTTTCCTCGGCATGACCGAGATCAGTGAAGACCAGTTCATCGACTACATCCTGTCCATGAATCTTGGCTCGGACGTTCCTCGGGAGCTCCTCAACGAGAGGATCAACGAGAAGCACGTCCTTGAGATCAACGCATACATCAACAAGCCCATGACCGGGACCACGTTCCCGAACCAGCCGAGAGCATCCAAGGCCGGGGAGAAGATCTCAGCCGAGCTGATCTACTTCTGGATGAACTCGTTCTCCATCCCCAAGGAGCACGAGACCTGGCACCTGAACAACCTCTTCACGCTGATCCGAATCCACCAGGTGAAGTCGGAGAAGCCGAAGAAGATGGGCCGTTCCGAGCAGGCGGCCAGAAACCGTGAGCTCAACGCCGCACGCAAGGCCCGTCTGGGCATCGAGGGATAGGAGGACCGTATGTCGCGCATCGAATGGAGCAAGGCAGGGGAGCGGTTCTTCGAGACCGGCATCGGCAACGGCGTCCTGTACACCAAGGGTGCCGCAGGCGTCCCGTGGAACGGTCTGGTCTCTGTGGAGGAGGCACCGACCGGCGGAGACGTCGAAGGTTTCTACTTTAACGGCGTGAAGTACCTCGACATCGTCGCTTCAGAGGACTTCTCCGCCACGCTGACGGCGTACGCAGCTCCTCCTTCATTCGCCGCCTGTGAGGGCGAGAGAATGCTCGCCAGGGGCCTCTACGTGACTCAGCAGCCGCGCACGACCTTCGGTCTGTGCTACCGGACGCTGCTCGGGAACGACCTGGAGGGAACCGACTACGGGTACAAGCTTCACCTGGTTTGGAACTGCACCGCTCAGCCTTCGAACCGGTCCTACAAGACGCTCAGCCGTGACGCCTCGCCGGACACGCGGTCGTGGACGCTGCAGTCGGTCCCTCCGTACGCCTCGGACTACAAGCCCACTGCGCATATCACGATCGACTCCACGCAGGCTGACCCGGAGCGTCTTGCTGCGGTCGAGAGCCTGCTTTACGGATCTGACGGCCTGAACCCGCGGCTGCCGGACCAGGTCACAGTGATCCAGGCGTTCTCGTGAGCCGGCTGTCGTGGGGTGTCGATATTCTGTCCCACGACAGCGGTATCGACCGAGGAGTGGTGTTCACCGAAGACAAGACTCGGGTTTGGAACGGGTTGGTCTCGGTTGAGGAGCAAGCCAGCGGTCCGGTTGAGATGATCCGCTACTTCGACGGGGTCTGCGTTGGCGTCACCTACGAGAGCGCGGACTACATCTCGGCTATATCTGCGCTTACGTACCCCGATGGTCTCGACGAGCCGTCTCGCGTTCGTGGTCTGTCATACCGAAGCGACCACGGCGGCGGTTACCGACTGCACTTGGTCTACAACGCCTTGCTGACCCCTGGACCCGTCACATATTCCAGCCTCGCCAAGGACATCGACCCCACCGCGTTCACTTGGACGGCGCGTGGGGTGCCGGACCGCCTACCCCGAGCGCGTCCTTCTTCTCACCTGATCCTCGAATCCACTCAGGGCCTCAAAAGCCTTGCCACGGTCGAGGACCTTCTCTACGGAACGGCCACATCCAAGCCATATTTGCCGAGTCCCGAAGAAGTAGCTGCGATCTACGGTGTTGAGTCTCTCTTCATCGTTACCTACCACGGCGATGGAACCTACACAGTCGAAGGCCCTGACGACATGGTTGTCAGCGATGGCGACGGCGGGTTTCAGCTTGTCTCGCCAACTGTGCTGTCTGTAGAGGACGGCACGTTCGCTGTTTCCACTTACTAAGGACGTGCTATGGCTGAAGTAACCAGCTTCACCAAGGAGCGGATCTTGGAGTTGTTCGGTGTCGGGGCCGACATCGAGGCAACACAGGCTGAGGTCCTCGCTGCCCTGGCTGAGCTCAAGGCTGAGCTTGAGAAGAACAACGCATATTTGACCGATCTCAACCAGCAGACCCTCCCGAAGCTCCAGCAGGACCTGTCGGAGAGCAACAACCGAGTCAGCGACCTCAACGACAACGTGCTGCCGAACTTGGCCGACACGCTTGCCGACAACGAGGCGCTACTCGAGGACATGAACACCGTCACACTTCCGCTCATGCAGTCGGATCTGTACGCAGGACTCGAGAACGCACGCGCGCTCACAATGCAGTTCTTCTCGGATGAGCCGCCCGAGAGCACGGAAGATCGCGATCTCCAGGTCGGGGACGTCTGGTACGACACCAACGACGGCAACCGCACCTACAAGTGGACTGGCACCGAGTGGTCCACGTACAGCATCAACGTCAGCGACCTCGTGGTCTCTGTCAAGCAGTTCAAATCCGGCAAGCACCTGATCTACTAGGAGGAACCACATGACTGTCGTCACCAATGGCGCGGGTATCCAGAGCGCTGGCGTGCTCCCCGAGCCGGAGCCCACCGCTCCCGTACTCACCGTCGTCCCCGACCTGATCGAGGAGACCGTCGAGATGAAGCTGGTCCCGGAGGTCGTGGAGCTCCCGAAGCGGACGCCGAACCTCGACCCGTCGGACCTGGCGGCCATCCTTTCCAACGAGGACGCCATCAACGCCATCCGTGCGCTGTTCCAGAAGGACTTCGACGCCGCAGTCGCGGACTCGGAGCGCCGGCTGGCGCAGGCCCGTGAGCTCGAGGACTCTGCCATCCGCGGAACGCCTCGCATGGTCCACGCCGAGGACCTCAACCTGCCCTTCCCCGTCACCGACGGGTACCTGCTCACTGCGAACTCGCCCAGCACCGGCTACATCGCCTGGTCGAGCTTGCACGTGGTCCTGGAGGGCATCGACTACCTGATCGCCGACGGCAACACCAACCTGAAGTACGCGTGGTTCGTCAAGCCGGCCTCGGGCACCTCGGTGACCCTGCAGACGTCGAACACGATGCCCACCCTGGGTGCCAAGGACGCGCTGATCTTCGTCAACAACTCCGGTGTGCCGGTCTCGGTCCTGGAGTCCTCGATCGCCTACGCGGTCGGTCCCGGAGCGGTCAACTCCGACGCGCTGGCAGCCGACGTCAAGCTCACCCTGACCAACCTGCAGAACGCGGACATCGCAATCCAGGGCAAGCTTGACGGAGTCATCACGTCCTACTACCAGAACGACGCTCCGTGGCCCGCAGGCTCGCCTTCGCCGTCCGGTGGAGACACCAACATGGGCGACATCTGGTACGACGCCAACGACGGCGGTGCGTTCCGATGGACCGGTGCGTCGGGCTCCCCGGCCAACACCTGGCAGCGGATCGCCGACACCTCGACCGCGGAGATCGCGGCCAAGGTCAACACCAAGATCAGCACCTACATCAGCTCCACCGCGCCCGTAGCTCCCACCGGCGGCTTCACGGTCGGTGACTTCTGGGTCGACACCGCCAACGGCAACGTGTCCAAGCGCTGGGACGGTTCTGGTTGGGTCACCATCCAGCTCGGTGACGCGGCGATCTCGGGTGTGTCGGGGGCCAAGATCGGCTCCGGCATCAACGCCTCCAACGTCACCACCGGAACCCTGACCGGAACGCTGGTCGGAACCGGCATCAACGGGTCCAACGTGACGTCGGGAACCGTCGTGGCCGCTCGAGTCGGTGCTGGTGTGGCCGGCGCAGCCCTCGGCTCGGCCACCGGCCAGGTCGGATCCTCCCAGATCGCGTCCAACGCGGTCACGCCGGCGAAGATCAACGCCGCGTTCCACCTCCTCTACTGAAGGGTTCAAAATGGAAGCCGATCGCAATCAGAACTCCACCGACCAGACCAACATCGGGGAGGGCATCACCGAGTCCTCGTGGGTTTCTCCCGAGGTCTTGGCCGCACGAGAAGGTGAGCAGGTCGAGTTCGGTTCCACGCTCGTGGACCAGCCCGGCAACGACGACTAGAGAGGACTAGCCCATGGCCGTGCCGGCGATCAGCAACAACTCCCCCTCAAATGGCAGCATCGCCTGGGCAGCTTTCTCCATTCAGTACAGCGGCACCAGCTTCCAGATCGCAGCGGGCTCTACGGCTCAGCGGTGGGTCTGGTGGCGGTACAACGGCGGCGCAGCCACCATCGAGGCTGGCGCGGACGTTCCTTCCGACCTTGGCGACGATGACCTAGTCCTCTTCGCGAACAAGAACGGGGTGGGCGTCCGTGTCCAGTCGTCGAGCTTCGTCGACGGTGAGCTGCTGGTAGACGGGTCAATCTTTGCCGACGCCCTGTCGACCAACCTGGTCCAGACCAAGCACATCACCACGGTGGGCTTGGACGCTGCAGTCATCAAGTTCGGCATCATGTCGGGCGACCGCATCGAGGTTAACACGCTTGTTGGTGACCGCCTGGCCGCCAACACGGTCTCGGCGAGCAAGCTGGACGTCACCACCATTGCCGACAACGTCGCGCTGAACGGTCGGTTTGACGAGCTTCGCCCAGACGACAACACCATGCCGCTGTACTTCGCTCGCGGCGGGTGGAACTCGGACGCAAGCAACACCGCTGCGGCTGTGTCGGTTGACACCACCGCGGCAAACGTCGAGACCGGCACTCGGTCGGTCAAGCTGACTTCTCAGTCGGCTGCACCTGGACGAGACCCGTCGTTCCGGACCGACACCGCAGTTCCGGTCACGCCCGGCGAGGTGTGGAACATCGCAGGCCGAGTCAAGGCCTCCGAGGCCATCAACGGCGTCTATATCCGTCTGATGAACCAGAACGGCACCGAGGTCAACCAGTCCATCGAGAACCGCGCGGTTGGTACGGCGTGGACGACCCTCGGTGGGCAGTTCACCATCCCCGCCGGGATGACTTCGATGCGTGTCTTCGTGCTCAAGCACCAGTCCACGGTCGGGTCCAGCCTGTGGGTCAACGAGCTGTCGGTCCGCAAGGTCGGCGTCTCGGTTCGTATCGCGGACGGGACGGTCAACGCCAACAAGATCGTGGCGAACTCGGTCAACACCGGGCACGTCACGACCACGGGCCTTGATGCTGGTGTGATCAAGTTCGGGACGATGTCTGGCGACCGCATCACGGCCAACACGATCAACACTGGCCACGTTGTGACGGGCGGCCTGAGCGCTGGCGTCATCACGTTCGGTCAGATGAGCGGCGACCGGATCGTTGCCAACACGATCAACTCGAACCACGTGGTCACCACCGGTCTCGACGCGTCGATCATCAAGTTCGGCACCATGCACGGTGACCGAATTCAGGCCAACACGATCACCGCAGCCAAGCTGTCTGGTGATGCCATCGACGGTAAGACCATCACCGGTGCGACCATCCAGACGGCGCTGTCAGGTCAGCGTGTCACGTTCGACCTCGACGGTCTCGAGGCGTTCAACTCCTCGGGCAGCATCGTGACCATGATTGCGGCGGCAACGGGCGCTCTGACGTCGGCCAACGCGCACTTCAGCTCAAGCACCAACGCCACGACGGGTTCGGGCAACACTCCGGCTCTGCGAGTTGGCTCCCTCAATGGGCGGCACCTTCGCATCGACGGCAACGAGCTGCTGGGTATGAACAACGACAGCACACAGGGCGAGCTCTACCTGAACACGGGTGGAACCACTCGAGTGGGCAACATGAACCTGTCTGGCATGTTCTTCTCTCCGGCTACGTTCAACAACGCCATCGTGGGTACCGCAAGCGCGCTGACGCTTCGCACCATCGACGGCGCGGGAACCACCACCGGGCAGATCCAGGTAGCTGGCGTCCCTTACGGCCAGGCCAAGCTTATTTCAAACCAGGTTGGTCTGATGTTCTTGGGTCAGCGCCTCGGTGTGGTTAAGCCGGCTATGGGTGAGTCCGACTTCAACTCCGGAAACGTGCTGTCGTTCGTGTGCAACCAGATGACCACGTTCAACGGAGTGTTCGACAACTCCTACGTTCGTGGTGGTAGCAACAACGTCGCGGTCTACATCACTCCGGGCGGTAAGTTTGGAGCCACGACTTCGTCTCGTCGCTACAAGCAGGATATTTCGGCGCTGTCTCTCGACGACGTCAAGCCCGTCTTGAACATCGAGTCGGTTCGTTACCGCCGCAAGGAGACCGTCGAGTACCTGGGCGAGGACGTTGCGTCCTTCGAGCCCGGCTTCATCGCCGAGCAGGCCCACAAGGCCAAGGCCGATCTCTGGGTGAACTACGACGCTATCGGTCGGCCCGAAAGCTTCAAGTACGCCGAGATGTCGGTTGCACACAACATGATGATCAAGGACCTCTACGAGCAGAACGCCAAGCTCGTGGAGCGTCTTGCAGCACTCGAGTCCGCACAGGCGGCTTGAGCCATATTCACCGAAAGGAACCACAATGTCGCAGAACGCCCCTGAGTTCACCCAGGACGAGATCGCCTCGGCTCAGTCCGCTGAGAACGAGATCTTCCTGCAGAGCCAGATCAACACGCTCACCAACCGGGTCGTCACCTTGCGCGCCCAGCTCAACCGGGCCAACGCTCAGATTGCTGAGCTCACGCCCAAGGCCGACGTCGAGCCCGGAGAGGGCATCGACCCCAACTAGCACCACCAGGAGGAGCCATGTCGATTTCTTTCGAATCAAGCGGCTCTTTCGACAGTACAGAGGCGCTGCTCAGGTCCATCGTGAACGGCGACATATTCAGGACCCTGTCTCGCTTCGGTGAGGCGGGGGTTGCTGCTCTGGCTGCGGCTACTCCGAAGGACAGTGGTGAGACAGCCTCGAGCTGGTACTACGAGATCAAGGAAGACGGGAAGTCCTGGAGCATCATCTGGGGCAACTCGCACATGGTCGACGGCCAGATCATCGCTGTCCTTCTGGAGCACGGGCACGGAACGCGGAACGGCGGCTACGTACAGGGCCGCGAGTACATGAACGGTGCGATGCAACCGATATTTGACCAGATGGCTGAGGAAGCGTGGAAGGCGGTGCGATCTAGATGAGTGCAGATAGCAGAATCCTCACGATGAAGTTCGACAACGCCGACTTCAAGGCGAAGGCGACTGAGTCCCTCAGCATCCTGGACAAGCTCAAGGCCTCGATGAACTTCGGGACCCTGGGGACCGCTGCGAGCAAGTCTCTCGGTGGCATTGGCACTCTTTTGGGCAAGATCGGCCTGAACAACCCCTTCAAGAACTCGCAGGCAGGACTCAGCGAGCTTCAGCGGGGTGCCAACAGCTTCCAGCTGCAGGGCATGACAGGGGCGGTGACAGGAGTCTCAAGCTCCTTCATCGCCATGTCGACGGTGGCCATCACGGCACTGTCGAACATCGTGAACCGGGCGGTCGACGCGGGTCTGTCGATCGGCAAGTCGCTCACCATCGACCCGGTCAAGACCGGTCTGGACGAGTACGAGACCAACCTCAACTCGGTGCAGACCATCCTGGCCAACACCAAGGTGTCGGGAGCCGATCTCGACGACGTCAACGCGGCGCTGGACGAGCTGAACCATTACGCCGACAAGACGATCTACAACTTCTCCGAGATGGCTCGGAACATCGGTACGTTCACCGCGGCTGGTGTGGACCTGGACACTGCGACGTCCTCGATCAAGGGTATCGCCAACCTGGCGGCACTCTCGGGGTCGAACTCGCAGCAGGCCTCCACCGCGATGTACCAGCTTTCGCAGGAGATCGCGGCCGGCCGGGTCAGCCTGATGGGCTGGAACTCGGTCGTCAACGCAGGCATGGGTGGTTCCACCTTCCAGCGAGCGCTCGTCACCACCGCTCAGAACATGGGGACGCTCAACGGCAAGACCGTGGAGTTCCAGGGCAAGATGAAGAACGCGACCATCGACGGCAAGTCGTTCCGCGACTCCATCATGGCCAAGCCGGGCGAGCAGTCCTGGCTCACGTCCAAGGTGCTGACCGACACCCTCGAGCAGTTCACCGGCGACATGACCGCGGCCGAGCTGCGGTCGCAGGGCTTCACGGATTCCCAGATCAAGGAAATCCGGACGATGGCCCAGACGGCGCAAAACGCCGCTACCAAGGTCAAGACGCTGTCTGGCGTCATGGACACCGCACGTGAGGTTGTCGGATCGGGCTGGGCCAAGACCTGGCAGATCGTATTCGGTGACTTCAAGGAAGCCAAGCAGCTCTTCACCGGTGTCTCGAACGGTCTGAACAACATCCTCAACGGGATGGCGCAGCGACGGAACGACCTTCTGGGTGACTGGAAGGAGCTCGGCGGGCGAGACATGCTTATCGAGGGGCTGTCCAACGGGTTCAAGGCCCTGATGGCGATCCTCAAGCCCGTCGGTCAGGCGTTCCGCGATATCTTCCCGCCCAAGACCGGCGAAGACCTGATCAACCTCACGCAGAAGTTCGTCGAGCTCACTAAGCGGATGATGCCGTCCAAGGAGACGGCTGCCGACATCCGCACCACGTTCCAGGGCGTCTTCTCCATATTCTCGATCATCGGGAAGATCATCTCGGGCGTTGCGTCGGGCTTCAAGGCCTTGTTTGACACCGTGGGCGGGGGCGACGGAAACTTCCTGAACTTCACCGCCAGCGTCGGGGCCATGATCACCGCCTTCAACCAGTTCCTGGAGAAGTCGGGCATCATCAAGACGTTCTTCGTCACCATCGGCAACATCGTGGCGGTGCCGTTGGCCATCATCAAGGGCTTCGCTTCTGCGATTGGTTCTATATTCGAGGGCTTCGACGCTGCCGGCGCGGGCATCCTCGAGGGTTCTGTCGACCGAGTGGGCCAGAAGCTGTCTGGCCTGCAGGCCATCGGTGTGAAGATCCAGAACTTCTTCGCTGGCGTCGGTCAGTTCTTCGGTTCGCTGGGCGAAAAGATCGGTCAGGCCCTGAGCGGCATCGGCGACGCAATCGCCAACTCGCTCTCCCCCGACACCTTCGACAAGTCGCTCGATGTCATCAACACCACCCTGCTGGGTGCCATCGTGCTGATGATCAAGAACTTCTTCAACGGTGACCTGACCATCGACCTTGGTGGCGGGCTGTTCGACGGGATCAAGGAGACGCTGGGCTCTGCTACCGGTGCCCTGAACAACCTGCAGCAGACGCTCAAGGCCGATATTCTCATGAAGATCGCGCTTGCTATCGGTGTCCTCGCTCTGGCTCTGTTCGTGCTCGCGTCTATCGACCCCAAGGGCCTTGCGCGTGCGCTGGGTGCCATGGGCATCGGTTTCGGTGCACTGGTCGTGACGCTGTCCAAGCTGATGGCTGTCCTGGGTCCCGTCGGTGTCACCAAGATCTACGTGATCTCTGGTGCGTTGACCAAGCTGGCCCTCTCGCTTCTGCTGCTGTCTCTGGCGCTCAAGGTGCTGTCCAGCCTGAGCTTCGGCGAGATGCTTCGCGGTTTGGCTGGTCTGGCTGGGATGCTGTTCATTCTCACCAAGGCCATGGTCCCGCTCGCAGCAAGCTCGAAGGGGATGGGTCGGGCTTCTGCCTCGCTTATTCTCGTCGGTATCGCGCTGAACATCTTGGCAATCGCCCTGAAGATCTTCGCGTCCATGAGCTGGGAAGAGATGGCTCGTGGTCTGACTGGTGTTGCTGGGACGCTTGGCGTCTTGGCGATTGCCATGAAGTCCATGCCCAAGGGGATGATCAAGCAGGCCATCTCGATCGGGATCCTGGCTGGCGCTCTCGTGGTGCTGGGCTTCGCGCTGAAGATATTCTCGACGATGAGCTTCGACGAGATGGGCCGGGGCCTGATCGCCCTGGGGAGCGCTCTTGGTGTGATCAGCGCAGTCATGCGCACGATGCCCAAGTCCATGCTGATCACTGCACCGGCTCTCGTGGCTGTAGCCATCGCGCTGAACATCCTCGCCGGTGCTCTGAAGATCATGGGGTCGATGAGCTGGGAGGCCATTGCCAAGGGGCTCGTCGTCCTGGCGGGTGCTCTTGCAATCCTGTCGATCGGCCTGAACTCGATGAAGTACGCCATATTTGGTGCGGCCGCCATGGTGGTCGTCGCTGCGGCGCTGTCGGTTCTGGTCCCGATCCTGATCACGCTGGGTCTGCTGTCGTGGGAGACGATCATCAAGGGCCTCACCGCTCTTGCTGGTGTATTCGCAGTGGTCGGCCTCGCCGGACTGGTGCTGTCGCCCATCCTCCCGGTCCTGGCAGCCTTGGCTGGCGTCTTGCTGGTCTTCAGCGTGGCGCTCTTGGCCGTTGGCGCAGCTGCGTTCCTGTTCGGCACCGGGTTCGCCCTGGTCGTCGCATCGGGTACGGCAGGTGTTCAGGTCATGGCTCAGATGATCGGGTCGATCATCAAGCAGATCCCCGCAGCGCTCGCAGCCTTCGGGCAGGGCGTCGTGAAGTTTGCTCAGGCAATCGGCCAGGGTGCCCCCAAGATCGCGGCAGCGTTTGGCCGAGTGTTGAGCAACATCCTCAACGCGGTCATCCGCAACACGCCCAAGCTGGCGCAGGCGTTCCTGGTGATGCTGACGGCGGCCCTTCGGGTCATCGTCACTGCAGCGCCCAAGATCGCAGACGCTGGTCTTCGGCTGATCATCGCGTTCCTGGCTGCCATATCCAAGCGGATCCCTCGGATCATTGACTTGGCAGCGGACATCATCGTCAAGTTCATCAACGGCGTCGCTCGCAACCTGAGCAAGATCATCAACGCCGGCGTGAACCTGATCTTGAAGTTCGTCCAGGGTGTCACTCGAGCCATCAACGAGCACAGCGAAGAGCTGGGGCGCGCTGGTGCTGAGCTTGGTCTTGCGCTGGTCCGCGGTATGGCGTCTGCCATTTCCGGGGGTGCTGGTGCGATCAAGGACGCTGCGGTTGGTGCTGCGAAGTCGGCGTTCAACGCCGCCAAGGACTTCCTTGGTATCGGTGGGCCTTCCAAGCTGTTCCGAGACGAGGTCGGTGGCGGCATTCCCAAGGGCATGTCCCTGGGTATCCGTGACGAGACACCTCGCGTCGGGAAGGAGATCACCGACATGGGCAACACGGCGATGCGCACGCTCAAGATGACCATGCGTGGTCTTGACGACGCCTTCGCGCTGGACCCGAACCTGAACCCGACGGTGACGCCGGTTCTGGATCTGACCCAGCTGTCTCGAGAGGCGACCAAGATGAGTTCCATCCTGGCGACCTCTCCTGTCATCCCGTCTGTGTCCACTGCGGCCGCGACGGATATTTCGGCGGCCTCCACGGCTGCGCAGGGTGGACCCGATGACGGTCCCGAGAACGGTGGCGGGGGTGGAGACACCTACACCGTTTACGAGCAGCACCTGCATTCACCCAAGGCCCTTGACCCCGTCGACGTCTGGCGAGGAACCAAGAGCCTGTTCGCCATGAAGAAGGAGGAGCTGACGAAGTGAAGTTCGACAAGATCCGTCTCGTAGGGACAACCAACGTCGACCTCCCGATCCTGGAAGAGGCGGGGTCGAGCATATTTGTGTTCAAGGGCGCAGATGGGCTCGGCCCCCCTCCGATCACGGTGAACATCGCACGGACCGTGCTTGACGCTGGCGTGTTTCAGAGCAAGAAGGCTGCTCTGCGCCAGCCCATCATCCGCATCGGGTTGAACCCCGCGTGGAACTACGGTCAGTCCCCCGAGGAGTTGCGGACCGTCTTGTACGGCCTGCTGACTCCTCGGGGTGGCGGCCTGGTCAAGATGCAGCTGATGTATCAAGACCAGGTCGTCGCAGTGGCCCAGGGCCACATCTCGTCCATGGAGCCGTCCATATTCACCAAGGACCCTGAGGTCCAGGTGACACTCGAGTGCGACCACCCGTACTTGCTGGCTCCTGAAGACCTGCGTCAGCAGGCACACAAGACGGTCGTCGGAGGGTGGACTGTCATCGACGTGGAGAACCCGGGAACCGCTCCGTCAGGGTTCCTGATCAACCTCGTCTTGCGGGCCAACGTGGGCAACCAGCTGGTGTTCAGCGACCACCCGTCAGGTCGACGTGTCGATATTGTCGGGCTGAACTGGGTCGCCAACGACCGGTTCACCATGGACACCCGAGAGGGCACCCGTGGTGTCTACCGAAACGGTGCGCTGATCCTGAACAACATGTCGCTGGCGTCGGAGTGGTTGACCACTTACGGCGGGCTGACGCAGTTCAGCATCAACACGCCGGCGTTCGACTGGGTCGACTACGGAGTGCTGCACAAGCCGGCTTACTGGGGGGTTTGAGATGGATCTCGTTCGTCTTGGACCTGCCTACTCGACAAGCTACGTCCCCGATGTCCTCATCGAGGGATATTCGTCGCTGATCTGGACAGAGCGCAAGCGCAACCCGGGCGAGTTCGAGCTGAAGTCCACTGACGTGGACCGGCTTCGGGCGCTTATTCCGGAGGACTGTCTCATCTCGCACCTCGAGACCGAAGAGGTCATGGTGGTCGAGACGCACGAGATCGGCACCAACGAAGCCGGCGACGACGAGATCACGATCACCGGTCGCTCGTTCGACATCATCTTCGAACAGCGAATGCTGGACGGTCCCTACCAGAAGAAGCGACGGTTGCGCCGCGCATATTCTGCCACCTCGGCAGCGTGTGTGCTCATGGTCAACGCCGTCGACAACACCTCTGGAAAGGACCTCACTCGAGGCGATTCGGACGCCGACTCTCCGGAGTTGAACGACTACGCGTGGTCGACTCGAGACGCCGTGCCCAACATCGTCATCACCGAATCAGTTGCAAGCGAGGGGGCCGTACGCAACTGGAACGTGGAGAAGGGGGCTCTATATCCCCAGCTCATGACGATCCTGGAAGCACAGAACCTGGGTATCCGGACCCTTCGGCCGAAGTTTGGCTCGTCGGGCACGGTGATCACCGTTCGTTCTGCGCTAGCAGCGCGAGGTGAGGTTGTGCGGACTGCCAACCCTCAGATCAACGCGCTTCGGCTCGACATATTCTCCGGCGTAGACCGCCGGGGCTCTGTCGTCTTCAACTACCTGCACGGCCACGTCAAGAACCGCAAGTACCTGTTCTCCTCCAAGGACTACAAGACTTCGGTAGATGTCAAGACCGACGTGATCGTCAACGACGTATCTCGCAACGCCACTGAGGCCGGGTACACCGGTCTTCGACGCAAGGTGGCCGAGTACGACGCAGGATCAGCTGAGATCCCGGCCGCACCGGAGAAGCCTGACGAGCTGCGCAAGAACGCAACCAAGCAGCAGCGTGAAGAGCGTGCCGATGCCATGGATCGGTGGCAGGACAAGTACGCCAGGTGGAAGAACAAGCGAGCTCGGATCCTCGCTGACTTCCGCGAAGAGGTCGCTAACGAGGCTCAAGGAGTCCTTCGACGGTCTCAGAGAACCTACCTGTTCAGCGGGGACATTGCTGAGAATGCGCCCTATATCTACAAGGTTCATTACAACCTCGGTGATCTGGTCACGTTGAACGGTGACTACCGAGAGGCTGAGACCATGGTCGTGGAAGAGTACACGAGAACCGAAGACGCCACTGGCGAACGAGGCTTTCCCACTCTGGCTACGCCCTGACATCCCCCACAGGAAGGACATATTCATGCTGACGAAGTGGCAGTTCAACGTCCTGTTCGTCGTGGGCGTTGCGGGTGCTGTCGCGCTTCTGGTTGGTCCCGAGTTCGGGTTCAACTTCAGCAGTAACCCAACGGCGGTTGCAGGTATCGGTGCCATCTTGACCTATGTCCTGACGCAGAAGCCCACACTCACGAAGAACCACAAGAAGGACGACCCTGACAAGGGGCCGCCCCAAACCTCAAAGGAAGGGGAGGACGATGCCGTTGAATGACCGTATCGGCTGGCTCATTGTTGGCTGCGTAGTCGGATTCGTGATCGGATATTTGGTCCGGTCGCTTCGAGAAGTGAAGGAGGAGCTCGACGAAGTGAAGCACACGGTCGACTCTCACGAGCACGCGTTGGACGAGCGAGGTAGCTTCAAGCTGCCTGAGTTCCGAAACGTCGTGCTGCTTCTCGTCGTCGGGATCACCGTCTACGCAGCGTTTGCAAGCCAGCTGGCAAGCAACAACGTTCGAGATCAGCAGCAGCAGGTCGAACGTGTGACTGCGTGCAACCAGGAGTACCTGGACCGAACCATCACCGCGATCAACGAGCGCACGACCTACAGCACCGCGCAAGCGGAGGCTAACGTCGAGCTCCAGCGTGCCCAGTCGGCATATCTGGGGCTGATGTTGAGCGACCCACCTCTCAGCGACGACCGTCTGCAGGCAGCGCTCCAGGACTACTTCCAGTCCGTCGGCAAGTTCATCGACCTGGCCGGCCGTACCGCTGAGAAGGCACAGACCAACCCGTACCCAACCACCACCGAGCTGACCGACTGTCTGGCCGGCAACTGAAGGAGCACAAAGTGACCGACACCTCCACCTCGCCCGAGCCCAACGGCTACCTGTCCGCCAAGAACTACGCGCTGGTCAAGAAGCTGTCGCTGTACCTGCTGCCCGCCCTCGGCGCGGCATATTTCGGTCTGGCTGCCATCTGGGGCCTGCCGAAGGCCGAGGAGGTCGTCGGATCCATCGTGGTCCTCGAGACCCTCATCGGCGTGGTCATCAGGATCAGCAACTCCCGCTACGAGGCTTCCGGCGACAAGTACGACGGCCAGGTCCTGTTGACTCCAGACCTGGAGAACGGGATCACCGACATGGCGGTCACGTTCAAGCCGGAGTCGGTGGCCAAGAAGGGCGAGCTGCTCATGAAGGTCAAGGACGCGTAGTTCCATATTCGTAGGGTCGCAAGCAATACACGTCTCTTAATGAGACCCCTACGAAAGGAACCACCATGTCCTTCCTCTTCCGCACCGAAGACCCCCAGCTCACCGACGCCATCGCCAAGGCCTACTCCCAGCTCGAGACCGAGACCCCTGGTGACGACACGTACGGCCAGACGCTGAAGCACATCGCTGATCTCAACGACCTCAAGAACGAGGGCGTCGACATCAACAAGCTTCTCGTCCTGGCCGGCAACCTCGCCATCGGGTTCGCCGTACTCAAGTACGAGGACCGCTCCGTGATCACGTCGAAGGTCTGGACCTTCATGCAGAAGATGTGATATTCACACCTTCGTAACATCCCGAACTGAGAGGGCTTGCACCCACAACGCAAGCCCTCTCAGTTTCGCGGGATCTGCAGGGGACTCTAAAAATTTGCCCCTTCGCAGGTTTTACACAGCTCCTAATGAGACCCCTACCCATCCCTCAAGGAGACCCCCATGGACGACATCGCTTTCACGATCGACCACGTCACCCTCAACCTCGTCACCCTCAACGAGGACCTCGCCCCGCTGCTGAACAAGCTGTCGGAGGCACCCGTTCCCGATCTCACCATCGAAGAGCGCGTGCTCCTCCGCCACCACCTGCTCACGCTGCACAGCCAGGTCCGACTTCTGGACAACGCGGCTGCTGACGCCTCGATCATCAACGCCCGTCGCACCCTGCGCCACCCCTTCAAGAAGAAGTAGCACCTCGGCCTCAGACCACCTGTATCCCCATACTCGTGGTCTGAGTCGCACAAAATACACACCTCCTAATGAGACCCCTACCCATCATTGGAGACATCACTATGACCAACACCACCACCCAGCCCGCCCCCGTCGACTCGCCCCTCGCGACCTTCTTCGGCAACATGCTCGGTGCCGTGCTCGTCGGCACGATCGAAGACAACACCAAGTAGTACCTCAGCCCCAAGCCACCTGTATCCCCATACGCGTGGTTTGAGGCTCGCATTTTTTACACACATCCTAATGAGACCCAACCATCAACCAAGGAGATTCCCATGACCACCGACGCCACCGCTGTCGAGCCCGTCAAGACCAGCCCCGTCGCTGCCACCATCAACTTCGTCAAGCGCAACGAGCGCCGGATCCTCATCACGACCACCGTCCTGTCCACCACGGCGGCGGTCATGATGCGGTCCGGCATCGCCCAGCACAACGAGTTCCTGAAGCAGCACGACCTGTACGACGAGTTCTACACCCTGACCGAGGACGTCTGAGCACCCCTCAGCTGATCCACTAGCCTCAAGCTCAAGCCACACACGTGGTTTGAGTCTCGCCGTTTCGATATTTGGAGGAAGCAAGATGAGCACGTTCACCGGCCGGGCCCCTTCGGGTCGCGTCTCTCGCATCGGCAAGGGCCTGCTCGACGGCCTCGTGACGATGTCCGATGCTCTGCACGACGGCGGCCTGCGCACCCAGATCGAGGACATCGACGGTCAGATCGAGGTTCTTCGCCGCGAGCGCGACAGCCTCATCAGCAGGCTCTACGAGCCCGGCGACCTGAAGGTCTCCGACGACTTCGACCCGACCTGGCGCAAGCCCGAGACCACTCCCACGCCCAGCGGCCCCGGTCGTCTGACCCAGTGCGCCGGGCGTGAGTACATGGGCGTCTACCACGGCGCTCACCCGGGCTGCCCGTACATCGACTCCATCCACAAGGCGCACGACTTCACGCTCCGCGACTGACCAACCACCCATCCGCAAGACCTATATTTAGGAGCTCCACATGTCCAAGCCCAAGACCCTCGCCGTCTTCGCGGTGATCGTCGCTCTGCTGTTCGCCCTCACCAACCTCGGCTCCGCCGAGGCCAAGAAGCCCTTCAAGCCGGCCCAGCGGGCGGCGGTGTCGGGCACCTACATGGTCGGTGACTCGACCACGCAGCGCGTCTACGAGAAGCTGCAGGCCCGTCACCCCGACTGGAACATCGACGGTCGTGGCGGTACGCCCATCCGGGCCCTGCCCAGCCGGCTCGAGTTCTACCTGGCCGAGAACCCGGCCCCGCGGTACTTCATCCAGGCGCTCGGGACGAACAACTCGTCCGACCCCGACTGGACCAAGGCGCGGCTGGTGGCTGCCATCAACAAGCTGCCCGCCGAGACCACGGTCTACCTGATGCTCGTCGTCCGTGCCGGCGACTTCCAGAACGACAAGGACGCCAACCTCATCGAGTACAACCGGTTCAGCCGTGAGCTGTCCAAGGAGCGTCCGAACACGTTCGTCATCAACTGGCGCAACACGGTGCTGAGCGATCCCACGCTCAACAACCGCACGGGTCTGTCGTCGCTGCTCGAGGACGGCACCCACCAGACCGGCTCCACGTTCGGTACCCAGACCCCCGGGCCCGGCGTGGACACCTACATCCGCCTGATCGAAGAGAAGGTTCCCGCCTGATGGGCAGAGCGTTCCAAGTCAAGCTGGTCAAGGAGGGCTCGGCTTCGGCTGGGCCCTCCGGGGCTGACGTCACCCCCGAAGAGATCAACGCACTCGTCAAGGACCAGGTCGAGCACCTCGTGCTCTCGATCGGTGCCTTGCTGCTCGCCAAGAAGGCTGCGGACACCGTGTCCGAGCTGATCCTGATCGCTGGAAGGAAGCACATCTGATGGTCAACATCCACGACATCCAGTACATGTCCGCCGAGGAGCGCCTCGACTACCAGAACAAGATGGCCCGACGCGCCGCCGGCAACCTCGCCGTGTTCTTCGCGGTCAAGGTCGGCATCGCTCTGGCCATCCGCAAGGCGGTGCGCCGTGGAGCGTGACCCCCGCTGGGAGAAGGTGACGGGCGGCTCCATGACTCACGAGGACATGGAGGACGTCGTCACGGTCGTCGTCGAGGTCGAGTACGACGGGCAGGTCTACACCGCCAAGAAGGCATATTCTCCGACTGCCATGGAGCGTGCCAAGGGTCAGAAGTGGGACCTGTACAAGTACTTCATGAACGAGATCCTGCGAGACCTGCAGCGCTACATCCGGTAGTTCGCAAGAATTACACATATCCTAATGAGATGCATAGTCTGACACGAATGTAGTCACTTAACTGTGACGGCTGTTTGCAGAGTTCGATGCTCCTGCAGACCATCTCATTTTCGCCCCATCCCCCAATGTTAGGAAACACAGTGTCTGAGTTTCTGACGCAAGCATTCATCCTGCTCGGCAACGTACTGCAGTCGCTCGCCGTGCTGGCCCTGATCCTACTGCTCGCATATTTGATCGCGACCGAAGCATGGGCCGCGTTCAACACCCACCGACAGATCCAGAAGGACATCAAGTTCTTCGCCCAAATTGAGGAGTACCGCCATGATTTTCTCTGACCTGTTCAAGACCGGCAGCCGTCTGGCTTCCGAGAACGCCTCCGCTCTGCTGACCTCGTTCGGCATCGTCGGCACCGTGTCCACCGCTGTGCTGGCCGGCAAGGCATCCTTCGAGGCCGCCGAGATCCTGACCGAGCACGACCGCGACGCCGAGGTCAAGCGCCTGTCCGACGACACGCTCGTGCCGGCCCGCGGCAAGCTCGACACCGTCAAGCTCGTGGGACACCTCTACGTGCCGGCCGTCGCCACCGGCGGTGTCACGATCGGTGCCATCGTCATGGCCCACCGCGTGAACTCCAAGCGCATCGCCGCCCTGGCCACCGCCTACGCCCTGTCCGAGGGGCGCATGGACGAGTACCAGGAGAAGATCAAGGACAAGCTGGGCATCAACAAGGAGAAGACCGCCCGCGACGAGCTGGCCCAGGAGCGCGTCAACCGGGACTTCGAGGAGTACGACGACGAGTTCTTCGACCGGACGGTCATCAACGACAAGAACTGGTCCAAGGTGCTTTGCCACGACGCCTACACCGGCCGGTTCTTCTACTCCTCGGTCGAGGCGATCAACAAGGCCGTCAACGAGCTCAACAAGGAGGTGCTCGACAGCAACTACGCCACGCTGTCGGACTTCTACGACTCGATCGGCCTGGACCACGTGTCCATCTCGGACGACTTCGGCTGGAACACCAACGAGATGTGCGAGATCGACTGGTCGACGTGCACCACGCCCGACGGCATCCAGCCGGCGCACTCGTTCGACTTCGTGAACCGCCCGATTCTCCGCCCGGGGAGCAATGCCTCTTTTCGCTGAAGAGGTCCTCTGCAACCTCGGCCCGGACTGCTGGCTTCACTGCGAGTGAATGCCTTGACTACCTGCCTCCTCGATTTAGAGGAGGGGTATCTGTGTCCGGATTGCTAGATGCAGACGCGCGAGAGTTCATGAGCTGGCACTGGGGCCGGTAGCAACACCTGAGGGGGCGTGCCCAGACCATGCGCCCCCTCCCAATGTTCCCCTTTCATATTCAGGAGACCCCGTTATGACGCAGAAGCAGATCACCATCACGTTCGACACCGACAACGACAACACCGCGCTGGAGCTTGCCCACGCCATCCGGCTCATCACCCCGAACATGGTCGACAACGTCACCGTGAGCGCCTCATGGAACGCCGACGCTGCTCCGAGCCAGGGCTTCCACGACGTGATCATGGTCGCCTTCGACCTCCGCGGCCGCAGCGCCAAGGACGTTCACTACTGGCTGCAGGAGCGGATGCCCAACGGCGACAGCGACTACGAGGATGGCAACCGCGGAGAGATCCGCCTCGACTCCTGGTGGGTCGCCAACGACGAGCGCTTCGACGGCTCGGACTGCGACTCGGCCGTGTTCGTGTCCATGGGCAAGCAGGCCGAGGCTCGTGCCCTCCTGCGCCAGCACGGGCTGCTGGCATGAGCAACTCGGTCACCAAGGAGATGCTGGCCAAGTGCTTTGGCATCGCCTACAAGACAACCAAGAAGCGCGACATCCTCGACTACGTTCTTGACATGCTTGCCGTGGCGCAGAACGACAGCGAGAAGGCTGGCGACATGGACACCTACTGGTACAGCATCGGTTTGGCCGACGCTTACGAGGGTGTCGCCCGCTTCATCGCCCCTGTCGAGGACCTGAGCGAGCTGGAGATGCTCCTGCACAAAGACTCAACCCTCGCCGTCCCCGGCAACATCACCGACACGATCAAGGAGAACGCAGCATGAAGCACCTCGAGAAGATGGCTCAGCAGGACGCTGAGATGTACGCCGCGGCCGAGATGGCCTACGGCACCGGAGCCGGCACCCGCCGCAAGCTCGCCTACGCCGAGATCGAGGGCCGGTACAAGATCCCCGGCTACTACGAGGCGTTCGCGTCGGCCTACGACAACCTCGACATGGACAAGTTCGCCAAGGCCGCCATCAAGGAGCGCAAGCACCTCGACCGGGTGGACGCAGTGGGCCGGAACGTGCGCGCCCTCCACTCCGGCAACACGCGCAGCATGACCACCGGTGTCGCGGTGGTGTTCATCGTCGCGACCTACGCGCACAAGACCGGCCTGGACAAGCCGATCATCGACGAGGCCAAGGTGCAGATCTCCCGCGTCAAGGCCCAGCTCGCCGACCGCAAGCGCCGGCGCGAGGTCCACAACGTCACGCACGTCCACAACTGAGCGTGCTCCACCCCGTCGAGCCGCCCAGTCTCGATATTCTGATCCAGCGTGAGGCGGATGCTGCCGAAGCCTTGAGCATGGCCTTAATCCGCCTCACGCTGGCTCGTGTCGCGTTGCAGAACCGCATACGCGATATTCGAGAAGCACAACCCGACCTGTTCAACCAATCCCCGTAAGGAATCCAGATGTTCAAGAAGACCATGCAGTTCGAGGACCTCGAAGGCAACGACCGCGTCGAGACGTTCTACTTCAACTTCACCAAGCTCGAGATCGTCAAGATGATGGAGTTCGACCAGCTCGAGGCCAAGGTCGAGCGGCTCACCGCCGACGCCGACGAGAAGGGCCTGACCACGGTCGAGAACACCCAGGAGGCCTACCTCATCTTCGAGGACCTGACCGCCAAGGCGTACGGCATCAAGGGCGCGGACGGCGTCACCTTCTCCAAGTCCCCCGAGATCGAGGCCAACTGGCGCAACCACTCGGCGTTCCCCGAGCTGATCTTCGAGCTCCTGGGCGACACCGACCTGGCGTCGCAGTTCTTCGAGAACTGCCTGCCCAAGAAGGCGCTGGCGCAGGCCAAGGCCGAGCTGGAGAAGTCCCAGGCCGAGAAGCCCACCGCCGAGGACATCCGCGGTCTGGTCGAGACCGCCGCCGAGCGTCAGGCCAACCCGGAGACGGCGATCGCTCCCGGGGTCCCGCCGCAGCACGCCACCGAGCAGGAGGTCGAGACCGCGAAGAACCTGTCGGCCGGCCTGAACGACTCGGAGAAGATCGACGGCAAGACCGACGCCGAGATCATGATCATCGCCGACCAGGACCCGACGAAGCTCACCGGGGCTCAGCTGCAGCGGGCGTTCTACATCAAGTCGCGCCCGTAGTTCATATCGTGAGTCGGGGCCAACAGCAAGGGCCTGATGGGGATCGGGGTCTCACCCTCTTCCGGATGCTGTTGGACCAAACGACAACCGTGCCTTGCCTGCCGTAGCTTCACACCGCGGGCGTTGGCGAAACCTGTGTGCCCCGCACTCGCGATATTTACACACCGCTTAATGAGACCCAACCACTTCCACGAAAGGTTCCCCCATGAACAAGCTCGAAGTTACCAAGCTCGTCGTTGCCACCATCGTCGGCTCCGGCACCTCCAAGATCACTTCGCAGATCATCGCCAACAACACCAACCCCGTCACCACGTTCGACAAGATCACGAACGCTGCCGGGTCCATCGTGATTGGCGCGATGGCTGCGAAGCAGACCAAGGACTACGCCGGAGCCGAGATCGACCGCTACGCCGCGCTCTGGAACGAGACCAAGTCCAAGGACACCGCTCCCAGCGAGTAGTACGCCTCAACCCACCCAAGCTGACACCACACACGTGGTTTCAGTTTCGCCCTATCCAGAGGATTCAATATGGAACCGTCTGAGTTTCCCAGCAACGCGCACCCCAGTCCTCGCTCTCGTCCCGGAGCGGAGGCGGTGAAGGCACCCGACGCCAAGCTCGCCCAGATCACCACCGCGAAGACACGCAAGAAGCCCCTGCGTGTCAAGTTCAAGGAGGCGTTCACGCCCGGTGACACCAAGGGGATGGGCGAGTACATCAAGACCGACCTGCTCCTGCCCACGGTCAAGGACCTGCTCAACGACATCATCGACACCACGAAGGCCCGTATCCTCTACGGGAACAACGGTTCTCCGATGCGTCGAGGCGTGGGTCAGATGGCTCAGGCCGGCTACACCTCGTATGCCCGCATGGGTATGCAGGCCCAGGGCTTGGCCAGCGCGAAGAACGACTCGCAGGTTGTCGACAAGCGCGCCCGAGCAAACTTCAACTTCGACCAGATCGTCATCCCCACCCGGGTCGAAGCCGAGTCGGTCCTCGACCAGATGTTCGCGATCGTCGCCCAGTACCGTGCCGTCTCGGTGCGCAACCTGTACGACATCGTGGGCATGGACGCTCAGTACACCGACGAGTCGTGGGGCTGGACCGACGTCCGCGGCTCCAAGGTGCACCGAGTGCCCGAGGGCTTCCTGCTTGATCTCCCGCGGCCCATCCCGCTGGACTGACATGTCGACCGTTAGCGAGCGCGCCCGTCTCAAGAACGCATATTCGGGCAGCAAGAAGTGGGCTGACAAGGTCGACAAGATGTCAGACGCACAAGTCATCGCAGTACTCCGCAAGTTCCAAGCAACCAACAAGCTCTGAAGGAGCACATACATCATGAAGGTTTCGCTGCCCAGTGCAGTCACGTCCAAGTTCTCCCGGCAGCTCCTGGTCGCCGAGAAGCACAGCCCCCAGCTCCTCTTCGGTGCCGGCATCGTCCTCGGTGTCTCGACCGTCGTCACCGCCTGCAAGGCCACGCTCAAGCTCGAGGACGTCCTCGACGAGGCCAAGAAGGACCGCGACGTCGTCGAGGAGATGAACGCCGAGGACCCCAACCGCTACACCGACGCGCAGTACCGCAAGCTGCAGACCTACATCGTCGTCAAGAACGCCTACCGGGTCTTCAAGCTCTACACCCCCACCCTGGTCCTGGGCTCGCTCGCCGTCGCCAGCCTCACCAGCTCGCACCACATCATGAACAAGCGCAACGCTGGCCTGTCGGCTGCCCTGGCCGCCACCGACAAGGCGCTGAAGAACTACCGCGAGCGCGTCCGTGAGGAGTTCGGCGACGAGAAGGACCTCGAGCTCTTCTACGGCAAGGAGGACGCCGAGGTCTCGACCTTCAACAAGAAGGGGGAGGTCACCGGCACCAAGACGATCGCCCGAGCCGCCGGCAAGTCGCAGTACGCGGTGTTCTTCGGTCGTGACACCACCTCCAACTGGAACCCCCAGCCCGAGTACAACCTGGCGTTCCTCTGCGCGCAGCAGGAGTTCGCCAACAACCGCCTCCGGGCCAAGGGCCACCTGTTCCTGAACGACGTCTACGACGCCCTGGGGATGCCCCGCACGCCCGCCGGCTCGCAGGTCGGGTGGCTCTGGCAGAAGGGGACCGGCAACGACTGGGTCGACTTCGGGGCCATGACCGGCGACATGAGCTCGTTCCTGGAGTTCGTCACCGGGCACGAGGACGGCATCTGGCTCGACTTCAACGTCGACGGAGAGATCTGGAGGAACATCTGACATGAGCGACGTCATCAACCACGAAGCGGCGCTGGACGCCGCCGAGAAGTCCCTCGACGTGATCGAGGACCAGCTGGACAACATCGAGGCCGCAGCCGTGGTCGTCCGCAACAATTCGGTGCTCATCGCCGGCGCTGCTGTGGTCGGCCTGGGTCTCGGTGCGGCGGGCGGTTATTTCTTCGCGAAGAAGAAGCTGGCCGCTGCCTACGAGGAGCAGATCGCCACCGACCTTCGCGAGGCCAAGGAGCACTGGACTCGCATGACCAAGACCAACGAGGACGGGTCGGTGCTCACGCCGATGCAGGTCCTGGCCGAGGCTCACGGTCGGGGCGCTCTCGACGAGGCGCTGTCCACCCGGGCTGAGTACGCCGGCGAGGCGGTCCTGGACGACGCTGGCATGGACCTGCAGGAGTCGGCGCTGGCTGCCAAGGCGGAGGCTCGTCTGCAGAGCGGTGCTGTCGAGGTCAGCGAGGCCGTGGAGGAGAAGATGGCGGAGCCCATCAAGGAGGTCACGAAGACGGTCACCAAGACCATCTTCACCGAGCCCAAGGGCTCTCCGCTGGTGGACCTGGACATGGACATCGAGGGTGTTCTGCGTTCTCGCGAGACGCCGTACGTGATCACCCACGACGAGTACTTCGAGAACGAGACCGACTTCGTCCAGTCGTCGCTGTCGTACTTCGACGGGGACGGTGTGGTTGCCGACGACAAGTCGCAGCCCATCCGTGACCACGAGGCCATGATCGGAGAGGACACCCTCGAGAAGTTCGGCGTCGGGTCCAAGGACGGCAACATCGTCTACGTCCGCAACGAGAACCTCGAGGTGGACTTCGAGATCGTCCGCTCCTTCGGCAAGTACACCGTCGAGGCCCTCGGGTTCGACGAGCCCGACACCCTGTCGCACTCGGACAGGCGTCGCCGGCGGTCCCGGTCAGTCGACGATGACTGATGGACCCAACGCTTGACGAGCTGTACCTGACGTGGCTTTACGGCCAGGTCGCCTCTGTCAAGAGACGCGCACCAAACCGTCGTCATCTGTCTCTGCTCGCCCAGCTTAGCGACAAGACGTTCGTCTGGTTGATCCCAAACGACGACAATCGCGAGGCACATGGGCTTGAGTTGCGGTACGAGTTCGCAACCGAGACCGGTCTCGATATTTCAGCGATGAAGGAGGGCGAGTGTTCCATGCTCGAGATGCTCATCGCTTTCTCACGGGTGCTCGCTTTCGAAGTCGAAGGCGAGCCCCGTGTGTGGTTCTGGCACATGATCGAAGTGCTGGATTTGGAGCAGTTCAATGACAAGGAGTACGACCACCACGCCTGTGAGGTAATCAGCGAGAAACTAGACCGGGTCATCTGGCGGACATATTCACCAGACGGCACCGGAGGCCTGTTCCCACTCAGGCACCCAAGGCAGGATCAGCGACAGGTCGAACTGTGGGACCAGGCCAGTAGCTATATCCTAGAGAACTTCTGAGAGGAGGTAGGACTCATCGACTTCTACAAGATGCGAACCAAGGAGAACAAGAACGGAACCACCGAGCTATATCCTGGTTTCGTAGTCGGTAGATCCTCTGACCTCATGGTCCGCGGCGGGCAGTTCTACGCCGTCTGGGATGAGAAGGCTGGTCTGTGGTCGACCGACGAGTACGACGTGGCTCGCCTGGTCGACGAAGAGCTGTTCGCTGAGGCACAAGACCCCAAGCACACTGGGCGCATGATGATCGTTCGCGACATGCGATCGTTCGAGTCCACGGCTTGGTCTCAGTTCAAGAAGTTCGTCAACCAGATCCAGGACTCAAGCCAGCAGCTGGATCAGACGCTGACGTTCGCCAACACCGAGGTGTCCAAGAACGACTACGTCTCCAAGCGCTTGCCCTACTCCCTTGCTCAAGGCGACCACAGCGCCTGGGACGAGGTCGTCGGGACTCTATATTCAGTGGAGGAGCGCGCCAAGATCGAGTGGACGATCGGGGCAATTGTCTCGGGGGATTCGAAGACCATCCAGAAGTTTGCGGTGTTCTACGGAGCCCCCGGGTCGGGTAAGGGCACGATCTTGAACGTGATCGAGAAGCTGTTCGCCGGCTACACGACCACGTTCGAGGCCAAGGCCCTTGGCGGGAACAACAACCAGTTCGCCACCGAAGTCTTCAAGGAGAACCCCCTCGTGGGAATCCAGCAAGACGGCGACCTGTCCCGCATCGAGGACAACGCACGGCTGAACTCGATCATCTCGCACGAGTACATGACCATGAACGAGAAGTTCAAGTCGGCCTACTCCGCTCGGGTGAACGCGTTCCTGTACCTCGGTACCAACCAGCCGGTCAAGATCTCGGACGCCAAGTCCGGCATCATCCGGCGACTGATCGACATCAACCCCAGCGGGGTTCGCATTCCTGTGAACCACTACCACACGCTGAACTCTCGGATTGACTTCGAGCTCGGTGCTATCGCTCAGCACTGCCTCGAGGTCTACCAGGACATGGGCAAGAACTACTACAGCGCCTACCGTCCGCACGAGATGATGCTGCAGACTGATGTGTTCTTCAACTACATCGAGGCATATTACGACATCTTCAAGTCCCAGGATGGCGTAAGTCTGGCCCAGGCCTACATGATGTACAAGGAGTACATGTCGGATTCCAGCATCGACAGGATCTTGCCGAAGTACAAGTTCCGCGAAGAGCTTCGCAACTACTTCAACGAGTACCGAGACCGCTACGAGGTTGACGGGCATATTGTCCGTAGCTACTACCTCGGGTTTAACGCCAACAAGTTCAAGGCCCCGGCCAAGGACAAGCCCGCATTTTCACTTGTCGTTGAGGAGACTGAGTCTCTTCTCGATGAGGTGCTTGCGGGCGAACCGGCGCAGACCGCCACAGTGAACGAGACGCCTCGTCGCAAATGGGCCGAGGTCACGACAACTCTGGCTGACCTGACCACCTCTGAGCTTCACTACGTCAAGGTGCCGGTCAACCATATTGTCATCGACTTCGACCTCAAGGACGAGGGTGGCGAGAAGTCGCTGGAGCGCAACCTGGAGGCCGCCAGCGCGTGGCCTCCTACCTACGCCGAACTGTCCAAGGGAGGCAACGGCGTACATCTCCACTACATCTACGACGGGGACGTCGAAGAGCTCAGCAACCTATATTCCGACGGGGTCGAGATCAAGACTCTGCTCGGTGACGCATCCCTGCGCCGGCGGTTGAGCAAGTGCAACAGCATCCCTGTCGCAACCATCAGTAGCGGCTTGCCGCTTAAGGAGAAGAAGATGCTCGATCCCCGAACCATCCAGAGTGAGCGCGGCCTGCGTGCCATGATCACTCGGAACCTCGAAAAGGAGTTCCATCCGAGCACCATCTCGTCGGTGAGCTTCATCAAGAAGATCCTCGACGAGCAGTACGAGGCCAAGCTGGAGTACGACGTCACCGACATGCGAGCCCAGATCATGGCGTTCGCGGCGAAGTCGTCCAACCAGCAGCTGCCGGCCCTGCGCCTGGTGCAGCAGATGAAGTGGAAGGGCGACACCGAGCCGGCTGCACCCAAGCCGCGTGAGGAGCTCACGCCCAAGGAGCGTGTCGAGGCCGACCAGGTCGCGCACATCGGCTCCGGCTTCGTCAAGGACGACCGCATCGTGTTCTACGACGTCGAGGTGTTCCCCAACCTCTTCGTGATCTGCTGGAAGTTCCAGGGATCCGACACGGTGGTCGAGATGGTCAACCCCTCGCCCGTCGAGGTGCAGAAGCTGCTGGGTCTCAAGCTGGTCGGCTTCTACAACCGTCGCTACGACAACCACATCATCTACGCAGCCTCCATGGGCTACCCGGTCGAAGAGCTCTACAAGCGATCGAAGAAGATCGTTGAGCACAACGACCACACGCAGATGTTCGGCGAGGCCTACTCCATCTCCTACGCCGATATCTGGGACTTCAGCAGCAAGAAGCAGTCGCTGAAGAAGTTCGAGATCGAGCTCGGTCTGCCCCACATGGAGAACGACCACCCGTGGGACGAGCCGGTACCTGACATCATGATCCCCAAGATCGTCAAGTACTGCGTTAACGACGTCAACGCAACCGAGAAGACGTTCGAGGACCGCTACCAGGACTTCGTGGCCCGTCAGATCCTGGCGGACGTCTCCGGCTTGACGGTCAACGACCCGACGCCGAAGCACACCGCGAAGATCATCTTCGGCAACGACAAGAACCCGCAGGCCAGCTTCATCTACACCGACCTGGCCAAGGAGTTCCCCGGCTACACCTTCGACCCCACCCAGAAGCCCATGAGTCAGTACCGCGGTGAGGACCCTTCGGAGGGTGGCTACGTCTACGCCAAGCCCGGCATGTACGAGGACGTGGTCGTTCTGGACGTCGCGTCGATGCACCCCACGTCGATCGTGAACCTGAACGCCTTCGGTCAGTACACGCCGAAGTTTAAGGACCTCCTGGACGCTCGTGTGGCGATCAAGCGGGGTGAGTACGACCGAGCCAGGACCATGCTGGACGGCAAGCTCACGCCATATCTGAAGGACGAGGCAGATGCTGAGAAGCTCTCCTACGCCCTGAAGATCGTGATCAACATCGTCTACGGCCTCACCTCGGCGAAGTTCGACAACCCGTTCCGCGACATGCGCAACCGCGACAACATCGTCGCCAAGCGTGGTGCGCTGTTCATGATCGAGCTCAAGCACGTCTGTGAGGAGAAGGGTCTCAACGTCGTCCACATCAAGACGGACTCGATCAAGCTCGCCGGCGCGTCCGCCCAGGACATCCAGGACGTGATGGACTTCGGGGCCAAGTACGGCTACGAGTTCGAGCACGAGGCCACCTACGACCGGTTCTGTCTGGTCAACAACGCCGTGTACATCGCACGGTACGGGTGGGCTGCGAAGGCCAAGAAGATCGGCACGTGGGACGCCACGGGTGCGCAGTTCCAGCACCCCTACGTCTACAAGACGCTCTTCTCCAAGGAGCCTGTCGACTTCGACGACCTGTGCGAGACCAAGCAGGTTCAGCAGGGTTCCATGTACCTGGACTTCGAGCACGACAAGCCCATGGCCACCGACAAGGAGGGCCTGAAGTTCGTGGGTCGCACCGGTCGGTTCACGCCCGTGGCAGAAGGCCAGTCCGGCGGAATCTTGTACCGCATCAAGGACGACAAGCACTACAAGGTGACCGGCACCACGGGTCACCTGTGGATGGAGTCTGACATGGCTCAGAAGACCGAGTCGGTCGTCGACATGTCCTACTTCGACAAGCTCGTTGCCGAGGCTGAGCAGGCCTTGGGCAAGTACGGCGACTCGGACGAGTTCGTCAACTGATGCGGCACTGGCTGATCTTTGTCGGATATTTGACTGTGGTGATCCTCGTGGCGCAACTCGCGGGGTTCATCGCGCACCTGGTCTTCGGCGTGGAATTCGACGAAGCCGTGCAGTACGCCTACGTCGGGATCCTGGGCACCTTCGTCTCCGACAAGGTTCGGGATTGGTAGTGAAGGTCGTCGTGGAATGCGGCCAGTCGTGGTGGCGGTGGCGCTCTTGGGTGCCATATCCGTACCCGGCTGGCCGCAACTGGTCCGGCTTCTTCCGCACTTTCAACGGCGGGTTTGCGGTCGGACCGATCATATTCATCAAGTAGCCCTACATGTGACAGGAGTCACCAATGGCAACCAGCAAGAAAGGTATGTCGGATGAGGAGTGGGAGCTCCTCGCTGACATCGGCAAGATCATGAAGCAGTTCCGACTGGATGCGGGTCTGATGCAGAGGGATGCGGCGAAACTGGCCAACACCTCTCAGGCCCGGGTGCCTGTCCTGGAAAAGGGACAGGCCGACGTCATGATCACCACGCTCAACCGCTGGGCGAACGTCTACGGATACGCGTTATCTGTGTCGTTCGTCCCTCTGCAGTACGAAGAGGAGTTGCCCCAGGGCGACGCCTTCGACGCGGCTCTCGCAGAAGCGATGGCCGACACCACTACGGAAGGACCCTGATGGCCGACACCGAGAAGCAGCGCACTGCCCGTTCCCAGTACGCCGCGTTCGCCGACTACCTCGACCGCGACCTGCCGGCCGGGCCCAACCGGGACGCCGCTCAGGCTGCGCTGGAGGAGTCGCTGGAGCACGCCGTCAAGGCTGCCGCCGAGTGAACCCGTTCGAGCACAAGCGAACCGGACGCATGATCGAGGCTGCCCAGGTCGACTTCGATGAGGAGAAGGTCAAGGAGATCGCGCGCTGGTGCGGCGGTCTCTACGTCGTGGAGAAGGACGGCGACAAGGTCTTCCCCGGCATCAACGTCCCCACCCTGGGTGGCACCAAGCGTGCCTCGGTCAGCAACTACGTCGTCAAGAACGGCAAGCACTTCCACGTCGCCTACGCACCCATGTTCGAGGAGACGTACATGGCCTCCGAGCTGCCCCAGCGGCCGGTCGACAACATGAACCGCAACACCGGCTTCGGGGTCCCTCACCCCAAGCTCTGACCCAATGTAGTCCACTCATATTCAAGGAGCACCGAGATGGCAACGAAGAAGCAGAAGCGCGAAGCGGCCCTGGCCAAGCGGGAGAAGATGCTGGCTGCCGAGCGCAAGGTGGGGTTGGACGCCCTGGAGCGCGACCGCCAGCGCCGTGACCGGGAGGCCCGTCAGGCCAAGGCCGACGCCCTGCGACGCAAGAACGCACCGGAGTCCAAGGTGCTGAACGCGATGTTCAGCCTCGACTACAAGGAGCGGATGAAGGGCTGATGCCGGTTTCCAGGAAACGCACCAAGAAGAAGCCCTCGCGCAAGCGCAGGGTCCACAAGACGCCTGAGGTCACCCTCGCCGACATGATGAACGTCATGGAAGCCATCGAGGAGATCGAAGCTGACAAGCAGGCCGCCGAGAACAACACTGAGGAGAACAACGCATGAGCCGCATGACCAAGAAGCAGTTCCTGTCCCGCATCCCGATCGCCGGGCCGGGCAAGCACCGGCAGACGCCCATGGAGTCGCAGCTGGCGCAGGCTTCGGCCCACCGCCGGTTCGAGGCCCGCAAGCGCATGACCGAGCTGCAGGTCTCCCAGGAGCGTGAGGCGAAGTGACCGGCACCGAGCTCGCCCGGGTACCCAACAACGCCCTGGCCAACCCCGGCAACCGGCCCCAGGACGGCACGCTGGTGATGGAGGACGCGCGCATCGTCTTCCGCAACTTCGCCGGCGCTGAGGGCATGTACAACCGGGAGGGCGACCGCAACTTCTGCGTCCTCCTGGACGAGCCCCTGGCCCAGGACATGATGGCCGACGGGTGGAACATCAAGCGCCTCAAGCCGCGTGACGACGCCGAGATCGGTACCGCCTACATCCAGGTGTCGGTGGGCTTCAAGGGTCGTCCGCCGATCATGGCGATGATCACCTCGAAGGGCCGCATCAACCTCGAGGAAGCCGACTGCGTCCTGCTGGACTGGGCCGACATCCTCGTCGCCGACCTCATCATCCGCCCCTACCACTGGAACGTCAGCGGCAAGACGGGTGTCAAGGCCTACCTCAAGTCGATCTTCATCACGATCAACGAGGACTTCCTCGAGCTGAAGTACGCCGACGTCGAGCCGGTCCAGATGAACTCGGCCAACTCCGAGGACAACGTCAAGGCCATCGAGGCGACCGCGAAGGCGCTGCAGCAGGCCAACGACTCCGGTCAGGACGCCGGCGACGACATCGTCGACGCTGAGCTGGTCGACGAGAACGACTTCTGATGGGGCGCTACAAGAAGCTTCCCGTCGAGATCGAGGCGTTCCAGTGGGACGGTCGGGCTGAGTCTGCCACCGAGATCATCGAGTGGGTGCTCAGCAACGGTGGTACCGCCACCTACGACGACCGTGAAGACCTCGACATGGATCCGGTCATCCACATCCGGACACTCGAAGGCTCGATGGAGGCCGGCAAGGACTGGTACGTCATCAAGGGGATCGAGGGTGAGTTCTACCCGTGTCGCGCCGACATCTTCGAGAAGACCTACCGCCGCGATCCCAACACCGAGGCCGGCTTCATCGACCTGGGTCCGGAGCTGTTCGCCGACAACATGCGTGCGGTCATCTCCTGGTCCGGTGAGAACTACTACCGGGGGTGCGGCGCTCAGGTTCGCGAGAACGAGGACGGCTCGACCAGCCACTGCGTCAAGCCGAACAACCACTCGAGCCTGACCCACGAGGACTTCGACGGCAACACGACGGAGACCTGATGGAGCCGCTCACCGCTGTCAACGGGTGGATGTACCCCGACGGGCGGGTAGTCCTGATCAACGACCAGGAGTACCTCAAGCCTTGTGGTGAGCAGGTGACCGGCGTGGTTGAGGCTGGTACGGCGACTTTCTGCACCAAGATGGTCGACCATGCCAGCCTCAACCACGAGGACTCCGCCGGGAACCTGAGGTCCATCTGATGGCCGACCTGCCCGCCTTGTTCGAGATCCCGTACACCACGGATCTCAAGTGCCCTGTCTGCGAGAACGACCTGGAGGTCAAGGCAATTGCCTCCATATCTCCGGGAACAGCTCGCAGAGTGGGGTCCGCCGGCTTCCGCAAGCCCATCATCAACGCCGACGTAAAGGTCGAGGTCGTCAAGATCGAGATCAACCACGTTTGCAACTACACGAAGCCGGAGCCTGACTGATGCCCTGCAAGCCCACATGCATCTGCAAGTGCAACACCGGCATGTGTGAGTGCTGGGACGGCACACGGACCAACAAGCTCACGTTGGTCGTCACCACGATCAGCTCCGGCAAGCTGGCGGCCAGCACCATCAACCAGATCAACGCCAACCGGCGTGACCAGTTCAAGAAGGAGAAGCCATGAACGGCTACACCTCACACGGGCACCCCATCGAGGGTGTCCTGCAGGTCGGCCCTCGTCCCGTCAACGTCGCTCGGTGCGGCGGCGAGAAGATGTGCGTTGTGTGTCTTCGAGAAGCCGACGAGGCCCGCGGCGACGTCGTCACGCATCCCGCGATGGACCGCATGGAGCGCGCCAAGCTCCTGGTGGCCCAGTACTACAACAAGAAGGCCGAGAAGACCGACGACTACATGCTGGGGACCGACTCGGTCTACATCGTGTGGTACGTGTACCTGCTCGGCGGCTGGAAGATGCTCCTGTCGACCACCGCCAACGACGGCATGTACTACGAGCTGACCTACGACAAGGACGGCCGGCAGACCTTCTTCGACGCCTACAAGAAGTGGGAGAACATCGCCGTCCCCGACGGTGAGTGGATCCACGAGTTCTGACCCGCACCAACCACCCAAAGTACCCCGCAACAGAAGAGGACACATGAAGACTGTCAAGTACGCCCGCAAGCCCATCTACGTGGACGTCGTCCAGGTGACGGCTGAGTCCATGGAGGAGGTGGCCGAGTGGTGCAAGGGGCTGATCCAGACCAACGCCGACGGCGAGTACTTCGTCAAGGTGAAGGTCCACCGCCCCCGCAGCAACCGCCAGACCGAGGCCTTCGTCGGGGACTACATCCTCTACTCGAACACCGGGTTCAAGGTCTACACGCCGAAGGCCTTCAAGAAGAGCTTCGAGAAGGTGCACAAGCTGACCAAGGCCCAGGCGGACGAGGCCGGCATCCGCCCGCCCATCGAGAAGCCCTCGCCGATCGACCGCTTCAAGCACGAGTGACCAGCCTGATCAGCACGATCCCGAGCGAGCTGGAGATCGTATCTCTGGCCGCTCGGGCTCAGGCGCACATGCGTCCGAGTCAGCTGCCGTCTGCAGTGGTGGCTCGGTCGTTCCTGTCGGCCATCGAGTGCGACAACATCATCGACGAGATGTCGGTGCGTGAGGGCTACGAGCACGACGGATGCGGTGCCTTCACCAAGGAGGCGGCATATCCTCTGCCCGAGTCCAGCTCCCTGCAGATCGTCAAGCGAGCTGCGCGGAACCTCAACGAGTACTACTGGAACTTCGAGCTGGATGAGGAGCCGGCTGCGTGGATGCAGACTTACCACGCCGGCGGTTCATATCCTCGCCACACCGACGCAGAACCGGGTCAGTCGCGCAAGCTGACTGCCGTGGTGATGCTGACCGACCACGCCGACTACGGCGGGGGAAGCTTGCTGATCAAGGCCGACCCCAAGGAGTACGTGGTCTCCAACCGGCGGGGCACCATCGTGGTGTTCCCGTCCTGGCTTCCGCACAGCGTGGACTCAGTCACGCGAGGCATCCGCCAGACCATCAACATGGGGTTCTGGGGTCCGCCCTTCACGTGATCTGCGGGTTGCACATGGGTTATTCGCGAGCCCGTGTGCTTCCCGGAGGTCAGATACCTCCACGCAACACCCCGTATCACTGTCCGGGGAGAATGGCAGCCCTGCTTCCCCGCACTAAGCCGCTGTGAACGGCTTTGGGCTGTCGCTTGAAGGTTGGGCCCAGGAACTGGAAAGCCTGGGTCCTTCCTTGAGGCAGATTGCCTCGTACCGAAGGAGGAATTCACATGTCCCAGAACGACCGCCAGGACCCCGCCGAGACCTACAAGATGGACACCGCCGTCGACACCGAGTCCCAGCCCGAGCCCACCGCCCCGGTGCCGGCCGAGCCGGAGCCCGTCGAGGTCGTGCCCGCGAACCCGCCCGTCGAGGTCACCGAGGAGGGTGGCGGGGCCAACAGCTCCGTCTGACCTCTGTCGCCGGCTGATGAACGTGGGGGATAGGCCTGGGTACGGGTCTGTCCCCCGCTTTGATCAACCGCGCACGTTTTACACACGTTCTACTGACCCTACCTAAGGAGAACCCCAATGTTCGGCAAATCACTGACCGACCCCCAGCGCATCGCCCTTCTCAAGGCCGTCGTGGGCTTCGACACCATCATGGTCTACGGCCTGCTGTGGCACCTGAACCACTCCGAGAAGCAGCGCAAGGACCAGCGCCGCAAGCACGAGATGAGCCACAAGATCAACATGGCGTTCATCGAGGCGTGCGACCCCTACCCGGAGATCTTCGCCAAGGTCAAAGACGCGATCGACTTCGACATGATCCTCTACACCAACGAGCTTCCCCTGAGCTAGTCAACGCAGCTGTTAGGGCTACATACCCTTTCAGCTTTCCCCTTAATACTACCCAAGGAGCACGACATGCACGCCGACAACCACCTCTACAACGAGCTGAACACCACCAAGTCCAATCTCGACACCCAGATCGAGATGGTCAAGACCCTGGCTGAGGCCCGAGGTGTCAGCTGGCTCGCCATGCAGGACCGCAACGGAAACATGGTTGCCACGCCGCTGCTGGTAGCCCGCGCCCACGTGCTGCAGGCCATGACCGCGATCAAGATGGGGAACAAGAAGTGACTACCACCATGCCCGAGACCCGCGTTGACTGGAACCTCGACCTCAACGTCCCCATGTCCGACATGATGCCCTACGACGACTCGGGCGACCCCGACTTGCGCAGCCATATTGTCAGAGGTGAAGAGAACGAGGACCTGTGGTCTGACGGCATGGACGGTCAAGACGTCGTGGACCTGGCCCGGATGCTGTCAGTTCCGGTCACCGCCCTGTGTGGTTACACGTTCACGCCCAAGCACAACCCCGAAAAGCACCCCGTGTGCGGCAAGTGCATCGAGATCTGGGAGAAGCTGTGACTAGCTACCTGGCGCAAAGCGCCGACGTGATCAACGACTCCATCCGGCTCGAGCGTCAGATGGACTGGATGCTGTTCGGCAACGAGCAAAACACTCGGCTGTGGTCGGGTGAGGACTGGGTGCCCGGTGACCCGATGTTCCCCGACCCCCGCAGACCGCTCGGGTGCGGCTGTGATGAGTGCGCTGAGATGCTGCGGTCGGTTGGTCAGAACGTGCGGCTGTTCAACCACGCCATCGAGTACCCGGCCGAGTACACGGGCAACACTCCCCGCTCCATGATCGACCTCTTCGACGATGGTGACCGGTACCCCGCGATTCGCTGCGAGCCGTGTGGAGTTTCGTGGAGGGGTCTGGAAGCGTGCTGGGTGTGCGGGAAAGAGCGCCCGACGCTCTTGGCGCGAATGCCCTCAGGTTCAGCGGCCTCGTGGACTGCCGATGAGCCCCGCATGGCCCAGGTGGTCGACGTTGCCGAGGTCCCCGGCGGTGGTCTGTCTTACCAGATGCGGTTCATGGACGACTTCACCGTCATCTCGGCTGAGGCGGCCGCCACTATGGACCGCATCATGGCTGAGATGTGGGCGGCCATGAACCAAGAAATGCGACTTTTCACTCGCAGAGTGCAAGCCATAGACATGAGCATGTTCAGTCTTGGCCAAAACCCGCCTATATCCATCCCCGGCGTTCGCCCCGCCATCGTGGAGCCCGAGGCCGTCACAGCAACTGATGACGAAATCCTCATCCCCCAGTCGCGCATCAACGAGATCGTGGCCCAGCCGTGGGAGATCCCCATGCCCGAGCCTCGTGAGCTCAACCTGTTCGACGATTACAACACGCCCTGGACAACCCCCATCAACCAGCAGCGAAGGAACCGAGACTGATGAGCAGCTACGCCTACACCAAGCAGCCAATCTGTGCAGGCAGGACCCTGGTCGCCAAGACCTGCCTGGGTTGCGGTCAACTCAAGATGGCCGAGCACTTCTCCAAGTCCAAGCGAACCACGCAGGCTCGGGCCTACTACGAGGCGGCGTGCAAGTCGTGCAGCAGTGCGCAGTCGGCCGGCATCACCACGCGCATCAACGACGAGCTGCTGCTCACCGCCCACAACCACCACCAGATCTGGTCGGGTGCTGAGATCAAGCGTCTCGAAGAGCTGGACGCGCTGGGGTGGAAGGCCAAGGACATCGCCAAGGACATCGGTCGAAGCCTGAACTCGATCTATCGGATGCGAACGCTGTTGAGGAAGGACAAGGAGTGAACGATGAGGACTGGGTGACCGTTCTCATGTACGTCGGCCTCGCTGTGTGGGCGGCATATCGGATGTGGCCCAGGAAGCCGAAGCGCGGTCTGGTTCCCACTTCGCCGGACTACAAGATGTACGAAACGGCTCCGGCAATTGCTGATCTGTGGCACAACACAGAGAAGATCTCCAAGTGCGGTGATTGCAAACTTGCAGACCAGCCAATCGTAACGTCCGGGTTTAACATCGGGTTCACGTTTACCCCGGCACGTTGCAAGTACTGCGCTGAGTTCAACAACCTCACCCACCACCTCAAGACCGCCACCCAGGGCCGCTGGTTCAAGTGGTGCAAGAGACAAGGAATCACATGAAGATAGGACCAACCCGAAAGGCAGACCGAGAGGACGCACTACTCATGATCATCTGGGTGCTGCTTGCCCAGGCAGTCATATCTCTGGCGTTCCAGCTCATCGACGACCTGTGGCTGATCTTGCTCTACACGCTCATGGTGTGGGTCGGCGGCGTGGTCTCGAGGCAGCTGTACGGCAACATCCGAGCACGATGGAAGGGGATGCGATGAACGGAAAAATGTTGGGGCGGTGCGCCGAGCCCATTGCGACTTGTAACTGCAAGAAGCACCACAAGCCCACTCGTGCTTGGACCAAAGCCGCACGCAGCCGTCAGCGAGCTCGAGAGAAGCAGCAGATGCGAAAGGAAGAGCGATGAAGCACAAGTTCAAGCTCACTGGATCCGATGAGTGCCAGCTCGTGTTCGAGTGCACGCACGCAAGGTGTGTCACCAAGATCGTCTTGCAGCGATGGGCATATCTTCAAGCGTTCCAGCTGACGGGTGCGTTGAGCACCCTCAGGTCGTACCACTACCAGGGGTGTCCAGCTCAGGCCTTCTCTTACCCCGGAAGGAGCATGATCTCTCGTGTGTAGGCACAGTTTCAAACTAGCCCGTGTAGGCGGGTGGTCATATTCATTCGTCTGTAAGCACTGCGGTCACCGGTGCGTAGCTGACAAGTACGAGTTCCGGGAAGGCTGTCTGAATGGTAGTAGAACTCCACCCACATCAGTCTCTCGCCGTGGAGAAACTCTCTAACGGCAAGATTCTCTACGGAGGCGTAGGCGTAGGCAAGTCCATCACGGCGATGGCCTACTACGTCCAGAAGGTCTGCAACGGGATCTTCAACGAGTGGGAGTCGATGAAGACGCCCAAGGACGTGTACGTCATCACCACCGCCAAGAAGAGGGACTCCTATGACTGGGAATCAGAAGCCATCAAGTTTGGCGTCTCGCCGACCCGCGAGAACTCGATCGACCGCACGCAGATCGTGGTCGACTCCTGGAACAACATCGACAAGTACACCCACATCAAGGACGCGTTCTTCATATTCGATGAGCAGCGGGTCGTGGGATATGGGGCCTGGACTAAAGCGTTTATCAAGATCGCCCGGGATAATCAGTGGATTCTTCTCAGTGCTACACCGGGTGACACTTGGCTAGACTACATCCCTGTATTCATCGCTAACGGCTTCTACAAGCACAAGACCGAGTTCGTATCCGAGCACGTGGTGTGGAAGCCGCGGGTGAAGTACTACGCCGTTGACCGTTATGTCAACACCGGACAGCTCATCAAGTACCGCAATCAGCTTCTCGTCCACATGCCGTATGAGCGTCACACAACGCGGCACGCGGTCGATATCTGGTGCGACCACGATGAGACGGCTTACAACAAGGTGACGAGGGCCCGATGGAATGTGTTCGAGAATCGTCCGCTGAGGGACGCCGGGGAGACGTACGCTGTGGCGCGGAAGGTTGTCAACAGCGACTGGTCCCGCATCGAGGCCGTTGGCTCGTTGATGACGAAGCATCCACGACTGATTGTGTTCTACAACTTCGACTACGAGCTGGAAATGCTCAGGACGCTAGGAGAGATTGAATGGCAGACGACTGGGACTTCAACGAGTACGCCCGACTCGTCCCCGAAGAAAGCATCATCTACTACACCGACGCTCTCGACGACCCCCGAAAGCTCGTCTTCCTCTGGATGTCCGAGCCCACTCCCATCTTCGACTACCTCAAGTCCCAGGAACGGGTCTACGACGAGCTCGGCGTCCCGGCTCGCAACCGGTGGCCAGACAAGCCCAAGCTCTACGTCTCAAGCACCCGGCCCCTTGACTTCGGTGGCGTCAGGGAAGGTGACACCTGGCTCGACCCCGACGACGGAACTCAAGCAGTCCGACGAGACGGTGAGTGGGTTGTCGTCGAGTTCCCCCACACCGTCAACACCGACTTCGGAACCTGCGGGGAGCCCGGCTGCAAACTTTGCGGTCGCTGAGTGGAACGGCCATAAGCACGAGGAGGTTCCAACTACTGCGCGGTGGCTGTACTTGGTTCAGTACAGAGCTGGCGCAGAGGGTTGGAACTGCACCACCACAGATGCCATGGCGTTCTACTCCCAGACCTATTCGTACCGTGACTGGTGGCAAGGTCATGGTCGAATCGACCGGTTGAACACCCCGTTCAAGGATTTGTGGTACTACCACCTTGTGTCCAAGACGCCGGTCGACAAGGGCATCAGGGCCTCTTTGAGGTCCAAGAAGAGCTTCAACGAGCGAGATCTGGTCTTGTAAGGCCTGTTTTGGTGGATTTCTGCCACTTTTCTGCCAAAACTCAGCTAATTACTTACTTCCCACGCGACTACTTTAGTAGTATAGTATTAAGTAGGTATGTTTACAGCCGCCTCTCGCCCGGAATCTTGGCAGAGCAAATTACAGGAGGATCCATGGAGATCGAGAAGCGCAAGAGAGCGTTGCGCAAGAGGTACGCAAGAGCAAAGATCATCTACAACAACCGGCTCGAGTACGAACGAGCTATAGCTAGCTACAGCTTGCTCTTTAACCAGCCAGATCTGGTAGACCGGCTGCTGGATGCAGAACCCAGGCCGTACACGATCGTCGAGCCGATCAAGCGCAAGCCGTGGTGGAAGCGGTGGCATGACTGACCAAGAGCTCTGGCACGAGCTGGAGGAGTTCCCCGACTACGCAGTCAGCAACCTGGGCGTTGTTGGCAACATGAAGTCGGGCATGACGCGCAAGCCGTCCATCAACCAGCAAGGCATCGTGAAGATGTCGCTGTACAAGAACGGGAAAGAGCTCCACACGCGATCTGTGGCGGTGCTCGTAGCTGAGGCGTTTGTCGAAGGTCAGACCGACCTCTTCAACACGCCCATCCATCTCGATGGCGACAAGATGAACTGCAGAGCCGACAACCTTATGTGGCGACCCCGCTGGTTCGCGGTTCAGTACCACAAGCAGTTCTTCGAGTCGGCGTTCCGTCACGCAGAGGTTCCGCTCATCGAGCTGGACTCTCATCAGACATATCCCAACGTCATGCAAGCCTGCATGGCAAACGGGTTGCTGCACGGTGACGTCTACCGCTCGTTCACGCAGGGCTACCCAGTTCCCTTCACTCTGCAGGAGTTCCGCATACTAGAGTGACTCGAGTGGTATTAAACAGTGCTTAGAACGTGGATTATAGTAGATAGGTGGAGATTAAGCCTTTACCTTTCCTCTCATATTCGGGAAGGGTGCTGCTATGCCATACGAACGCGACTACCAAGCCGGACTCATCAAGCGCATCGAGAAGCTGCTTCCCGGTGCGTGGGTCCGCAAGGTGGATATGGATCAGGGTTGTCCTGACCTTCTCATCTTGTGGGGCCCGGTTTGGGCAGTGCTTGAGGTGAAGAAGAAGAAGCCCACGGCTTCTGACTTCGAGCCTAACCAAGAATGGTACATCCAGTTCTTCTTTGAGATGTCCTTCTCGGCCTGCATCTATCCAGAAAATGAACAGGAAGTCTTGTATGCACTTCAACAAACACTTGGAGATCGACGGGCTGCACTCGACTCTTAGCCCATCCAGCCCTGCCTGGTTGCGCTACGACGACGAGAAGCTCGAGAAGATGTTCGTCAGCAAGCAAGCCGCTGCACGCGGCACAAGAGAGCACGCCTGGGCTGCCGAGACCATCAAGCTCGGTTTCCGTCAGGCAGAGACCACGAAGACGATCAACCTCTACATCAACGACTGCATCAACTACCGCATGTCGCCTGAGGTTCCGCTGATGTACTCAGAGGTGTGCTTCGGCACTGCTGACTGCATCGGCTTCCGCGACAACGTCCTGCGGGTCTTCGACTACAAGTCGGGCATGGGCGCAACCAAGGTGGACCAGCTGCAGATCTACGCTGCGCTGTTCTGCCTCGAGTACGACTACAGCCCGTTCGACATCACGTTCGACCTTCGGATCTACCAGCACAACGCCGCACGCCCCTACGAGACGGATCCGGAAGTCATCTTCTTCATCATGCAGCGCATCGTTTCGGCAACCCGCATCGCAGTAGCTGTCCGCAACGCCGCTCTCACTGCCTGAAGGAGGTAGCACCGTGTCCATGATCATCCCCGAAGACGAGTACGACAACTACCTCTCTCACTACGGCATCCAGCGCAAGTCTGGTCGTTACCCTTGGGGTAGCGGCGGCAAGTGGGGATCTGCTGGAGACGAGCTCGCGGTCAACCGTGCGTCTTCGTTCTTCCAGGCTGTGGCTGAGCTGGAAGCGCAGGGTCTGTCGAAGGTGGACATCGCCAAGGGCCTGGGCATGAACTCGACCGAGATGCGACAGGTCACGACCATCGCACGCAACGCCGAGCGCACTGCAAACCAGGAGAAGGCTGAGAAGCTCCGTGAGAAGGGCTGGTCCACCTCAGCCATCGGTCGTGAGATGGGACGCAACGAGTCCTACATCCGTTCTTTGCTCGACCCCAGCACCAAGGAGCGCGCCGCTCGTCTGAACCAGACGGTGGACGTTCTGCGGGCCGAGGTCGACAAGGGTGGATATCTCGATGTCGGAAAGGGCGTGTCCAACAACCTGAGCATGAGTCGTGAGCAGCTGAGCTCGGCTCTGGCGGTTCTCAAGGATGAGGGATACGTCGTTCTGAACGATGTCCGTGTGCCGCAGGCTGGTACGAAGCAGCTCACTACTCTGAAGCTGCTGGCTCCTCCTGGGACCACCAAGCGCGACGTCGTTCTGAATATGGACGACATCAAGGGCCTCACGCCCGTTGTCAAGGACGGTGTGCTCACCGACTTCGGTCTGGTCAAGCCGCTGCAGATCAAGCAGGACCGGATTGCCATCAACTACGCCGAAGACGGCGGAGCCAAGGCAGACGGTGTGATCTACGTGCGTCCCGGTGTCAAGGACATCGACATTGGCGGCAAGGCCTACGCTCAGGTCCGGATCGACGTTGAGGGAACCCACTACCTCAAGGGCATGGCCATGTACAAGGACGATCTGCCCAAGGGCGTCGACCTTCAGTTCAACACGAACAAGAAGCGGGCCGACATCGGTACCGACAAGCTCGCGGCCATGAAGAAGCAGTCCGACGACAAGGACAACCCCTTCGGTGCACAGATCCGTCGTCAGATCCTCGAGACGGGGCCCGACGGCCAGAAGCGCACCACGTCTGCCATGAACCTGATCAACGAGGAGGGCAGCTGGGACAAGTGGTCTCGGAACCTCTCATCGCAGGTTCTGTCGAAGCAGAGCCCCAAGCTGGCTCAGCAGCAGCTCGACAAGACGTTCCAGAAGAAGCGGGACCAGCTCGACGAGATCATGGCTCTGACCAACCCCACGGTCAAGGCCAAGCTTCTGCAGACGTTCTCGGATGAGGCTGACTCTTCTGCGGTACACCTCAGTGCAGCCGGCCTTCCTCGGTCGTCCTATCACGTGATCCTCCCCTTCAACTCACTGAAGGACACCGAGGTCTATGCGCCCAACTTCAACAACGGTGAGCGCGTTGCTCTGATCCGCTACCCCCACGGTGGCCGGTTCGAGATCCCTGAGCTGACGGTGAACAACAACCACCCCGAGGCCAAGTCGGCAATCGGTCGTGCTGTGGATGCGGTGGGCATCAACCACAAGGTGGCTGAGCGCATGTCTGGTGCGGACTTCGATGGTGACTTCGTCATGGTCATCCCGAACAACACCGGTGCGATCAAGTCTGAGCCCGCACTCAAGCGGCTTCAGGGGTTCGACCCTCAGAAGTACAAGCTGCCTGACGATGCGCCTCGGATGAAGGCCAAAACCAAGGGCAAGCAGATGGGTGATGTGTCCAACCTCATCACGGACATGACCATTCGTAAGGCCAGCAACGACGAGATCGCTCGCGCTGTGGCCCACTCGATGGTTGTGATCGACGCTGAGAAGCACCACCTGAACTACAAGCAGTCTGCTATCGACCATGGCATCGCTGCTCTGAAGGTCAAGTACCAGGGCACACACGAGAGCACAGGTCAGCCTCGAGGTGCAGCAACCCTGATCTCACGGGCTACCTCTCAGACCCAGGTACTGGACTCCAAGGCACGTCGTGCTGCTGATGGTGGGCCTATCGACAAGGCCACGGGCAAGAAGATGTTCACGCCCACTGGTGACTACTACGACTCTGAGCGAGTCATGAAGCGCACTGGTGAGGTACGCACCACCCGCATCTTCAAGATGCGCAACTCTGTGCAGTTGGCAGAGGTCGATGATGCGTTCGACCTGTCGTCTGGTACTCCAATGGAGTCCGTCTATGCGACACACTCCAACAAGCTCAAGGCCCTGGCCAACGAGTCTCGTAAGGAGATGGTCTCTCTCAAGCCCAACCCGTACTCCCCTTCTGCGAAGAAGGCGTACGACGTGGAGGTGAAGGAGATGAACGCAATGCTTGACATCGCATTGCGCAACGCCCCCCGTGAACGTCGAGCCCAGCTGCTTACGAACACCGTGGTCAAGCAGAAGCAGGCCGCCAAGCCAGGCATGGATGACGCTGAGCTGAAGAAGGTGAGAGCACAGACTCTCGCTACCATGCGCGCACGCACAGGTGCAGACAAGGACAAGGTGGATCTCAATGAGCGGCACTGGGCTGCGATCCAGGCTGGTGCCATCACCTCACACAAGCTGAGGGAGATCCTTGACAACGGTGACATCGAGCAGATCAAGACCCTGGCCACGCCCAAGGTACAGCTCAAGATGAACACAGCGAACCTTGCACAGGCCAAGCGCATGGCTGCTCGTGGTGCAACGCAGGCCGAGATCGCAGGCGCACTGGGCGTAAGCCTGACCACACTGAAGAAGGGACTGGCTGATGGCTAAGGATCAACTGCTGTCGACCAGCGACAATCCCTTCAACCCATGGACAGAGTGGGATCAGTGGTTCGCATACGACATGCGTGCTGGGTACCACACCCTCGCCTACCTCGCTCGCATCGACAACTCAAGTGATGACATGAGTGAGTTGGCACAGGAGGAGGAGTACGATCGCGCGCTTGCGGAGATTCTTGAAGAGAACATCAACGGCCTCTACATCGGTGTCGACCGACCTGAGTAGTTGACTCTTCGGAATTTTGAAGGGAGGGGGGAGGGGTCTCAAAAACCACCCCCCCCTCCCTTCATCGCCGCTCTCCTCGAAAAACCCCC